CTCGGCCCGACAGAACACCGCAAACCGGCTAGGGCGCCAGAATGCATTGCATCTTTTTGACGTGCAAAACGGATACCGGGAGCAATTTGGTCGATTCGGGGCGTTTCGTGCACGGCGGGGCCGAAATCGTCCACTGCGGGGCAAAACCCGGATAACCCGCCCAACCTGGAATTTCCTATTCGCCGTCTGTAGATTTTTTTATTTTTTTTTACGTAACGGGCGTATAGAAAATAGAGGAATAGAAGGATTGGAGGGCAGAGAGTGGTCACTTTTGGATGAAATTTACCGATCAGTGGTCGAAAGCATCCATTTCTGACCAGCGTGGCGCCACGGTACAATCCCCGGTGTACCTTTGCCCAACCGGCACTCCCGCCGGCACGGAGGACCCTATGGACCCCTACATGTCGATTTCGACGAAATTTGACCAGCTCCAAAACGACGCCCAGCGCGTGCAGTTCCTTCTTGCGGCGATTGCGGCAGGCTCCGACCTGGTCGCCGACCCCACTGGCGAGCTGTTGCATTTGCGAATCCTCGGTCGCCAACTGGAGCGGAACCTGGCCAACCACCCCGGATCCTGGCCACACTGGTTCAACGCCCAGGGGCGCAGCGGCGAGGTGGCCTGTTCGGTCTGCGGGGTCGTCGCCGGGGCCTTCGGGTCGGGCCAGATGTCGTGCATGAACCCTCACGAGGGCCGGTCAGTTTTCTCGCTAATCTGCCAGCCCGGCACTGTCGCCGGAGACTGGAGCATCACCATGAACAAGAACGAGCAACCGCCGCAGGGGCCGACCGTGCCCACCAGCACCATGGACGATCGCCTGGATGAGCGGGCACGCCCGACCGACCAGACCGACCTGGCGCAGGTGGTGGACGTGGCGTATGAGAGGACGGCCGGCGGCCACGGGATGGTCGCAACCGTGCGCCTGGCAGACGGGCAGATCCTGACCGCCAACAGCGATGCCATCGGCACCGGCATCATCACGGAAGAGCAGGCACAGGAGCAGGCCTACCAGCGGGCGATGGCCAAGGCCAACCTGCGCGTGGGCGATCCTGCCATCGACCTGCATGTGCCGCCGGAAGGTCCGGTTGACGGCTAACCCGCCGGCCGTGCATCATCGGGGCTCGCTTGATCGGCGGGGGAGCAGGCGAGGCCACGGCGCCATGCACATATCCCGCCGATCAAGCACCTAGGTTCCACACTCGGAAGTCGCAACACCTGCATAGCCAATCGGCGCACTGTCCGAAGCGGAAAAGAGAAAGCCCCGGGAGACCGGGGCTTTTTCGTTACAGCTCGTCGTCTTCGGCGTCGAGATCTTCGAATGGCAGATCCGGATCAGGCTGCCGACGCTTGAACACCTTGGGCGTGTCGTCGACAGGCCGACCTTCGGCCGCGATTTTGATGTGATGGCGGACTTCAGAAGGCGTTGGGAAAAACTCAGGCGTAGTCGACCAGAAGCGATGACGGACATCGTCCACGGTGTAGCGACCGATCCAGCTGTAACCGTTGATCTCCATGATCCGGCCCAAAGTCTTTGAGTCAGGTATATCGGCTCCGTTCTCACCTAGCCTCTCGATAAGCTCCGTCATGCTGATCAACTCTGACGTGATCAACGGGCTGACTTTCTCTTCAATCATCTGCCGCATGTCACGAATAAACTGGGGTGTCGCGGCATTGGACATGATCTTGTGCGCCTTCGTGAGCGGTGCCTGCCCCATTTCGATGAACTCTTGAGGGATGTCCATCTGGAGCAGCCATTTGCGCAAGGCGCCCGGTGACTGCACCAAGGTTTCGTACAGCTCGCGGTAGTAGGTCGGATGCTCTACCTTGAAGGCTGCAAGCTGTTCCTTGGACTGCCACTGACTGAAGAAGACCCCGTAGCGCCGGTCGTTGTCGCCGATCGGCATCGCGTTCTTGAAGTTCGACGTGATGAAGTAGTTCGCCGTGTTGCGCACGCCTACTGGGGGCCTGCCCTTCGGATGAATCTCGATTTCCTTGTTGGTGATGTTGGGCTTGATCTTGTTCAACACGTCGGCACTACCGTGGCCAAGCATGCGTGCCTCTTCAATGAAGATGACCTGCGCACCATGCGCCCAGTCGGTGAAGTTCGATTCGAGTGTGCTCGCATTGACTGGCTTGACATTGGTTGATCCCAGCACCGCCTTGAGCAGGAACATGAAGAAGCTCTTGCCGTCACCCTCGGTACCCTGCAGCATGACCGCCCAGCGCGTGAGTTCGCCCGGGTTTTGCACGATGAACGCAAGCCAGTGCTTCAGATACCCATACTCTTGCTCGTTCGGAAGCAAGTGGCGAATGTGTTCGTCGACCAAGCGCACATTACGCTGGTCGCGCTTTCCCAGCTTCACCGGGATATCGGGCGATAGATCGTTGCGATAAGTGTTGATCCAGGTGCGGCCGCCGTCGTCGAAGATGATGTCTTCGCCGGGTGCGAACATGCGCCCACTCACCACGGGAATACGGTGGATGTTCAACGCCAGATCCGACGCGGGTGCCGCCGGCTGGGTCCGGCCGTCCAGGATGTCCTTCTTGCTCAACGCCAGGCGCGAATTGGCTGCGTTGAAGCCCTGCATGGTCAAGGTGATTTTTGATTGACGATTGACGAAGCGATCGTCGCTGGTGTCGTACACCCATTCGCGGCACCAACCCGGCATGCCTTCCTTCGACGAATCGTACGCAAGCGCCTGGCGCAGCGGACCGATGCTGATCTTGCCGCCGGTGATGTTCTTGTAGCGTTCCTTGGCCAGTTCGGTCAGTTCCGACCTGGATACTGATCCGATTTGGGACTTGCGCACCTTGGCACACGCGTCATTCCATTCCTTCTCGCTCTTCGCTTCGCGGAAGGCACTGCGTAGCATCTGTACCTCCACCAGCGCAGCAGTCTCTTCGGCTTCGCGCGCCAGCTTGATGATCGAGCGTGCGGTGATCGGCGACTTCGCCTTACCCTCGACCTGGAACGACTTCCACTTCGGCCGCAACGCCTTTTCGTCGTAGTTGTCGGCAGTGGCAGACCACTCTTTCCACATGTCGAAGCCGGTGTCCCGGCCATCGAACTGGTGGAACAGCGCCATGCCGATCTCGTACCAGCGCTCGTAGTCCTCGGCGCCCGGCACGATCAGCAGCATGCGCCGCAGCTCGTCCTCATCAATGTTGACGGTGCTCTGGACGTCGGCGAACGGATCGTCCGGGTTTGCGCCCGAGCCCATCTGCCGCTTCTTGACCTGGACCCATTCCTCTTCGGCGAACAGGGTCTCGGCGAAATCCATCAACGCTTCGAGCTGGTCGACCGTGATCAGCGTGAGCTGCTTGGCCGGCGTGTTTTCCGGCGTTTCATCCGTGTCCCACCGATACGGCATGTTGGTGTCGGGGTGGACGTGGTAGGCCACGAACTGCTGCCCGTCGCCCAGCGCTTCGACGTGGTTGCGTTGCTTCCATTCGTCCTCGAACACGGCGCTTTTCTGCTTCGTGAAAGGGATGTCGGTGCGGTAGAGCAGCAGCCGTTTGGTCTTGTTGCCGAAGCGTACCGGCGCCGGGCCGAGGTTTTCGTGGCACCAGTCCTGGATCTTCTGCGCGACGTCTTCATCCAGCACGTCGATGTCAATGGCCGGCGTGTATTTGGTGATGATGCCGACGCCGTTTTCGCCCATACCACTGGCGAGCCAATCCAGCACCGCCGATGTGTTGGCGTGCAGGTGGTTCCACTGCTTGAATACCGGCTTTTTGGCACCGATCTCGATGGGCACAACCCTGTAGCCGTTCTCGGCGAGCACTTCGCCGTAGCGGGCCAGGTAGCCGCTTTTTTCTTTGATAGCCACGCGGACCTCGTTACTTGATGAGGCCTTCGCGGGCCATGATGATTGTCGGGAAGACGTCCTGATCGAAATGTTTTTCCATACATGCCGCCATGCCGCGTGACAACTGACCGCGGCGGATAGCGAGCTGTATTGACGATGGTGCGTAGCCAATCTGTTGTGCGACAGAAGGGATGGAACCTTCAGGATTGGAATGCAATGCGGCTACGCGAAAGTGGTAGAGAATGCGCAGCGATGGCTGCTGTTTCTTGGGGGCAAAAGTGACCCACTTCGGATACTTCATACGTTGCTCTGGTGGCAGACGGAGTGACGCCATTCAAGTGGTAGCCTATGGCTCATGCGGTCTGCTAGTCAATACGAAAAAAACTGTTGACACGGCGATTTCGCTCAGGCCTACTGTGTCGGCGCCGGCAAGTCGCCGGACTCAAATACCGACAACAAAGGAACCGAAGATGAGTATCGAAAATCAGATCACCCTCCTGATCGAAGCCCTGGACCGCAACACCGCCGCCCACGCTGGCAGCGGCACGAAGGCCGCCACTGCTCCGGCCGACAAGCCTGCCGCCGCAGGCAAGCCCGCAGCTGCCGGCAAGCCCGCAGCCGCCGGAAAGCAGAAGCGCACCCAGGAAGAAGTCACCGCGGCGCTGACCCTGATCAAGGATGAATTCGACCTCGATCAGGCACGTGCAGTCTTCCAGCCGCTGGGCTACAAGAAGATGGGCGACATCCTGGAAAAGGATTTCGACCGCGTCTTCAAGCTGGCGGAAGCCAAGCTCGCCGAGCTGCGTGCTGAAGCCGGCGGCGACGGCGACGGCGACGGTGAAGAAATGTAATACCGCTTGACCGGGAGCTACGGCTTCGGGTGTAGTGCGTCCTCGGAGGTGAACATGCCTGCCGAGGGCGCTTTGAGGAAACGCCTGTGTGCCGACGTGTCGGCGCGGCCGCCTGCAAAGGTCAGGCGTTTCCTCAAAGCGTGCACATTGCGGTGCGGCTTGATTGAGAAAAACTGAAACATGAGATCGACCCCGCGAGAGCCCAGTGCCTTGCCAAGGATCGACAGGGATCTCTCGGCAGGCCGCACCGCAATGTGTGCTTTCGAAAAGAGTGCGATGGGCAGGATGCGAACCCTGTCTTAATTTCAACTTCGCATTCGCTGGACCGGTGCAGACGCAGTGCGCAAGCCAGCACTTTCTATGAGGGCCTAGTTGCCAATGGTCGGGGGACTGTTGTGCTGCGAAAGCCTTCGCCAAACTCCACCAGGCCTGGCTGGGTTAGCGCTCAATACCCCTGTTGAGCGCGTAGCGAGAATCCCCACTCGCACTAGGCGAAAAAGAGTGCAGTGGGCAGGATGCGAACCCTGCTATCTCTTTACCGCTGCATTCGCCGGACCGATGCAGACGCAGTGCGTAAGCCGGCAACTATTTTCTGAGGCCCCAATGTCGAAGCTGATCCCCATTAACCTCGAAGAGCTTGAGCTGCGATTGAACGGCCACTCGGCCTTCGCACCCTCTTCGTCGAAGATGTGGATGACCTGCAGTGGGTCGCTGATCCCCAACCTCATGGCGCACGACACCGCAGGCATTGATGCCGCGACCGGTACCGTCGCGCACGACGTCGGCGAAGAGTGGCTGAAGACCGGCTACAAGCCCAAGCATCGCATCGGCGAGATCATGTCGATCCGCGAGGGCGAGCAGGTGTTCGACATCGAGATCGACGAGGTCATGCTTGACTTCGTGGAGGAGTACGTCACGTGGTGCCTGGAGCTGGCCGGCGATCGATACGTCGAGGTCCGCGTCGACTTCTCCGACCTGACGCCGATTCCAAACCAGAAGGGCACGAGCGACTGCATCACCTGTCTGCCAGGCCACCTGGTGGTGACCGATCTGAAGTACGGCAAGGGCATCCAGGTCTTTGCGCAGGGCAACACGCAGGGTCTGCTTTACGCCTACGGCGCATTCCAGGAGTACGACGAGTGGTACCACTTCGAGAAGATCACGATTCGGATCTGCCAGCCGCGGCTCGGCCACTTCGATACCTGGACAATCACCCGCGCTGAGCTGCTGGAGTTTGCCGAATACGCTCGCGAACGTGCGCACGCTGCCTGGCAGCCGAATGCGCCGCGCAAGCCCTCGGAGGATGGATGCCAGTGGTGCAAGATCAAGAACGACTGCATGGCGCGCGCTGTGTTCGAGGAGCGCATGCTGGATGGCGTGTTCTCTGACCTGGACGCCGAGATCACCGAAGAGGACATGGACGATCTGGGCGAACGCCTGGAAAGCGGCAAGTTCAATCCGGTGCCGGTGCCGGCGAAGCGCATGTCGACCAAGATGCTTGCGCACCTGGTGCAGTACCGGAAGTCCTCAGAGGCCTGGTGGAAGTCTGTCGACGATGAGTTGGAGCGGCGCGGCATCGAAGGTGAGGCGATTCCCGGCAAGAAGCTGGTCGAGTCGCGCACCAACCGCAAGTTCATCAGCCAGGCCAAGGCGACCAAGAGCCTCACCAAGGCGGGTTTGACGCTCGATCAGGTGCAGCCCCGTTCCATGATCACCCCTGCTCAGGCAGAGGAGTTGTTGCGCAAGAGCGGCGTGCCGCGTGCCGTCATTCCGCTCATCGTTACTCCACTCGCATTCCGGCCGCAAGGCCGACCCACATTGGCACCGCTGACCGATAAGCGGCAGCCGATTGAAGCCGCACTCGACTCAGTGTTTGATGACCTGGACGCTGATGAGTTGTGACGGTCCCTAGCAACACCCCTTAATCCGAAAATCCGTTAAATAGGAAAGCGCAAATGGCAACTCGTGAGATCGTCAAGACCGTGAAGAACGGCAAGTTGTATTCCGATGGCTGCATCCTCCTGGAAAAGGTTCGCTTGTCGCACCCGCACCTGGATGAGCCGTATGCCGGTACCAACGACAAGGGCGAAGAGGGCAAGCCGAAATACGGCGTTGTCTCGATGTTGAACAAGACGCATCACAAGGCCGTGCACGACCTGCTCGATGCGGAAATCAAGAAGTTGATCACGGCGAACGATGCCGGCAAGATCGCGAAGGACAAGCTGTGCCTGCGCGATGGCGACGACAGCGATAAGTCGGAATACGAAGACCATTGGACGATCTCGGCGCGGGAATCGCGCAAGATCAGTGTTCGCAATCGTCGCGGACTGCCGATGGAGAAAGACGACATCGCCGAGACCTTCTACGGCGGCTGCTTCGGCAACGTGCTGATCCGCTTGTGGTATCAGGATGGCAAGAAGACTGGCGCCGGCTACGGCAAGCGCATCAACTGCGGCCTGGTCGCGGTCCAGTTCTTCGACGATGGTGAAGCGTTCGGTGAAGGTCGTATCGACGACGAAGGTGTGTTCGAGCCGATCGAGGGCGAGGGCATCGACGACGACAACGACGGTGATGACGAAGATCTGTAAGTAGCGGCACGAGGCCCCCCGGTCTATCCGAGGGGCCTTTTTTATTGCAAGACCCTCGCGTTTTTCTGCGGCCTAGCCGCCATTGCATAGAGGCACAACCTAATGCGTATCCCCAACCGCACCCGTGCGGCGCTCGACATTGAGAGCTACAAGAACTACTTCCTGCTCGGCATCAAGAGTTTTGTCAGCCGGAAGTTCGTCTACTTCGAGATGTTCAAGCCGCGGCCAGGTGTGCCGCGCACAATCGACACGTTCACGCCGAACAAGGATCGGATCAAAGCCATCCTTCGCACGCATACGGTGATCACGTTCAACGGCATGAATTACGACATGCCGATCCTCTCGCTCGCGCTTAGCGGCGCCGACACCGAAGAGATCAAGGCCGCTGGTGACAAGATCATCGTGGGCGGCATCAAACCCTGGCAGTTTCGCGACCTCTACGAGTGCGACACGCCGGGCTATGTTGACCACATCGACCTGATCGAGATGGCACCTGGTGTTGCGATCAGCCTGAAGACCTACGGCGGGCGCATGGGTTCGAAGCGTCTGCAGGATCTACCGATCCACGAGGCGGCCATCATCACGCCGGCCGATCGCAAGGAGCTCATTCCTTACAACGGCAACGACCTGGACACCACCATCGACCTGGCCGAGAACCGTGCTCCGCAGATCCTCCTGCGCGAGAACATGAGCAAGGAATACGGCATCGACATGCGCTCGAAGTCGGATGCGCAGGTGGCCGAGGCGGTGATCAAGAGCGAGATCGAGAAGATCAAGGGCCGCAAGCTGTATCGCCCCGAGATCAAGCCGGGCACGACGTTTTTCTACAAGCCGCCGGCTTTCATCCAGTTCAAGACCAAGCAGATGCAGGACATCCTGGAAGTGGCCAGGACCTCGCCGTTCATGATCACCGGTAGCGACAAGCTGCAAGAGCCGAAAGCCCTGAGTGATCTGAAGGTGCGCATGGGCCGCTCGGTCTATTCGATGGGTATCGGCGGGCTGCACTCGACTGAAAGCTGCGTCAGCTATGTCAGCGATGAGGACTACATCCTCCTGGATCGCGATGTGCGGGCCTACTACCCCCAGACGATCCTCAACTGCCGTTTGTACCCCAAGCAGCTGGGAGAGGACTTCCTGCGCGTTTACAGCAAGATCGTGGCCCGACGCGTGGTGGCCAAGAAGACCGGCGACAAGGTGACCGACGAAGCGCTGAAGATCACCATCAACGGATCCTTCGGCAAGTTCGGAAGCAAGTGGTCGGTCCTGTACGCACCCGACCTGATGATCCAGACCACGCTCACGGGTCAGTTGGCGCTGCTGATGCTGATCGAGACCCTGGAGGAGGAGGGTATCAGTGTCGTCTCAGGCAACACCGATGGCATCGTCATTCGCTGCCCGCGCGATCGGATCCACGACCTGGCCTACATCATGTTGTCCTGGGAGTTCGACACCGGGTACACCACCGAGGAGACGCGCTACAAGGCGCTCTATTCGGCCAACGTCAACAACTACATCGCGATCTACGAGAAGCCGAAGCAGAACAAGGACGGCAGCCTGACCTACCACAAGGGCAAGGGCGTTTACGCGGATTTCGGCATCACCAAGAACCCGCAGAATGCCATCTGCGTTGAGGCCGCGGTGCAGTACCTGGTTCACGGAACCCCGGTGGCCGCCACCATTGATTCGTGCGATGACATCCGCAAGTTCTTGACGGTGCGGAACTGTAAGGGCGGTGCGATGAAGGTGCAGGGCTACACTCCGGCGCCAGAGCATGCGACCAAGGAAGAACTGCTGGCGAAGACGGGATGGGAGATGGAAATGGTGGGCAAGTTGAAGAGGTGGGCCGGCCCGGCTAGCGACAGTTACAACTTCGACGACGACGGCTACCTGACCCTTGGCGAGGCCTACAAGCGTGCCCTGGCCAATGCCACGCGCATCGACTCCAGCGAGTACCTGGGCAAGGTGGTGCGGTGGTATCGCTCGGATGTAACGAACACCCCGATCGTCTCTGTCAGTTCGGGTGCAAAGGTCGCAGGCGCAGACAACGCGATGCCGTTGATGGAGCTGCCCGATGCGTTTCCGGATGATGTCGATTTCGACTTCTACACCCGCGAGACCTACGAGATCTTGCGCGACATCGGTGCCGTGCTTTGACATTGAATCTCTACAACGACAACAACCCCGAATCAGCAGCGATATTGCGTGAGCTGGTGCTTGCCGGTGAGATCCCACCTGGCGTTGTTGATTGCCGCAGCATTGAGGACTTCACCCCTAATGAACTTGATCGATACACCCAGTGTCACTTTTTCGCCGGCATTGGCGGATGGAGCCGCGCATTGCGACTCGCACAATTTCCCGAAGACATGCGCGTGTGGACAGCCTCTTGTCCTTGCCAACCTTTCAGCGCGGCAGGCAAGGGCGCTGGGTTTGCTGACGAGCGGCATCTCTGGCCCGCCCTCCACTGGCTCATATATCAATGCCGGCCTGAGCTTGTTTTTGGCGAACAGGTTGCGAGCAGCGACGGCCTTAACTGGCTCGACCTTGTATGCGCTGACCTGGAAGGTGAGGACTACGCCTTCGTTGCGGCGGATTTGTGCGCTGCGGGCTTCGGCGCTCCCCACATCCGACAGAGACTTTATTGGATGGCCCACGCCAGCTGCACGCGACTGGAAAAGCGCCAGCGGTTCGGAGGAATTTTTGAAGGCGCGCGCGTTGCAGAAACGCGGCAAACCTTTGAGCGAAGAAGTGTTCGTTCAAATATCTCCCCGAGCCATTCGCTATACGGCTTCTGGTCAAATTTTGAATGGCTCAAATCTCGAAGTGGGAAACTCAGGCCAATTGAATCCGGAACATTCCCGCTGGCTAATGGGGTATCCGCGCGCGTGGCAGCGCTGTGTGGTTACGGCAATGCAATCGTTCCGCAAGTCGCCGAAGGTTTCATCAGAAGTTCTATGCTCGCCATTGACGATTTGCAGATGTGGTGATGACGATGAGCTATAGCCCACCCCGCGAGAGCAAGATCGAGAAGGCTGGATCCGACTACGCCGAAAGGCGTGGTTGGTTTGAGTTCAAGATCATGGCCGCATCGAAGAACGGCATTCCGGATCGGTTCTATGCTCGTCGCGGACGCTGCGTTTTCGTTGAGTGGAAGCGCGAGAAGGAGGAGCCTTCCTCCCGCCAGTTGCGCCGGCATCGCGAGATGCGTGCAGCCGGTCTTGAGGTCCATGTGATCGACACAATTGAAGGTGCGTATGAGCTATTTGAGTGAAATCATCGACGCCAAGATGGCTGAGTGCATCCGTTGCCGCGAGGACATGCATAACTACCAGCGCATGGCCGAGAAGTTCCTGATGGACAACCCTTTCAGCGCGTTGTTCATCGACCTGGGCCTGGGCAAGACGATCATCTCGCTGACCGTGATCTTGAACCTGATCGTCAGCATGCGCATCGAAAACGCGCTGGTGATTGCGCCGCTGCGCGTGGCCAACAACACATGGCCAGACGAGATCCCGCAGTGGACGCATACGACCGCACTCTCCTACGAGCACCTGCGCAACGAGGAGTTGATCGAGGCCGTGAATGCCGCCGGCCGTGCCGAGAAGAAGCTGTGCGTGCAGGAAGGGCTCAACACTACCGCCACCAAGGCCCGCGTCGAGAAGGCTCGCCTGAAGGTGGCTCGCGCTGGCGTGCGTGCGCGTTACGCGAAGAGCCGGGCGAGCGTGCACATCATCAACCGCGAACAGGTTGAGTTCCTGGTCGAAGCCTGGGGCAAGGACTGGCCCTATAAATGCGTGTTCATTGACGAATCGAGCAGCTTCAAGGACCACACCTCGAACCGCTTCAAGGCATTGCGCCGCGTGCGACCGCTGATGACCCGTATGCACCAACTGACGGCCACACCGACTGCCGAGAGCTACCTGCACCTGTTCGCGCAGATCTTCTTGCTCGATCAGGGCAAGCGTTTCGGTCGGAACTACGGGAAGTTCTTCGACAGGTACGCCACCCAGAACAAGTACACCCGCAAGAAGACCATGCGACCTGGCGCTGAAGAGGAGATCATGGCGGCCATCTCCGACATCTGCCTGACGCTCAAGGCTGAGGATTACCTGGAGATGCCACCCCTGCATTCCTTGGTACGCAAGATCCACCTGCCGCCGCGCGCGCGCGCCCTGTACGACACCATGGAGCAGGAGATGGTGATCGAGCTGAGCGATGACGTGGAGATCGAATCGGAGACGGCCGCGGCGTTGTCGCAGAAGCTGCTGCAGATGGCCTCCGGCGTGGTCTACGAGACACGCATGACCGAGGTGGGTCCTGACGAGTTCGTGCCTAAGCGGATCGTCCACCACCTACACGACGAGAAGATCGAAGAGCTGCGGCAGATCTGCGAGGAGAACGAGGGTCGGCCGATCCTGGTCGCCTACCACCACAAGGCCTCGCTGGATCGCCTGCTGGAGGCGTTCAAGGGTACGGCCGTCGCCATGGGCCGCGAGGGTGCCGAGGTCAAGGCCTGGAACCAGGGCAAGATCAAGATGCTGCTCGTCCATCCCCAGAGCGCCGGCCATGGTTTGAACCTGCAGCACGGCGGCGACCTGATCTGCTTCTTCGACATCCCCTGGTCGCTGGAGCTGTACCTGCAGCTGATTGGCAGGCTCCACCGCCAGGGCCAGAAGAGCGCGGTGCGCGTCTACCACCTGGTCGCGGACAGGACGATCGACGAGGCGGTGATGGCGGCCATCGGGGTCAAGCGCGCGTTGCAGGACGCCCTATTCGCCTACCTAAAGAAGGTCCAGGCCCGGGCGCGCAGGGTGGCGATGAAGCAACTGGGCAAGCATTCCAGGGGCGAGGCGGACCTGGAGCTGTAAGGCAAAAAGGTTGTCAAAAAGATGCATTGCATCTATCGTGCGCGGCATGGAGCTGCTGCCGCGCTACGAGATCTCAGTCGGATTGAGCCCAGTGGACGCATGTCGGCTACTGGGTGTCGCCTATTCGACTTACAACCAGTACCGGCGCGGGCAGCGCTCCCTTCCGATCTACATTGCACTGCATGTCGACCTGCTGATGCGCCTCGACCAGGCCCTCCTGGATCAGGTTGTCCGGGATCGGCTGGTGCCCACTGAAGGAGAGCCGTAATGGCTGAAGGTAAGCGCGGCGGCTGGAACCGACAGGACGCCGAGAGCGAGGCGATGCTCTACCAGGGGGCGAGCATTACTCAGCTGAGTACCCTGTTCAAGATGGACAATCGCGACGTTAAGGCCAAGCTGGAAGGCCTGGCGCCTTGTGGCAAGCGCGGCAACGTGGTGATCTACAACATCAAGGAGGCTGCCCAAAAACTGGTGGCGCCGGTGATCACCGACTACGACGAGTTCATTCGCAAGATGACCGTAGCCGAGCTGCCGGTGATGCTGCGCAAAGAGTTCTGGGCGGGCATGCGCTCGCGCCAGCTCTACGAAGAGCAGGATGGCAAGCTGTGGAAGGAGGAGGAAGTCGCTGAGGCACTATCGGAGATCTTCAAGCGGCTCAAGATGAGCATTCTGCTGATCAAGGATTCGGTCAACCGCGAAGTGGAACTCAGCGAAAAGCAACGCGCCGTCGTCACCCGCTACATCGATAAATCCCTGGAAAGCCTACATGCCTCGGTCACCGACCACTTCACCAAGCGACTTAGCCGGACAGGTGTACCTGCTCCCGCACCGATTGCCGCATCTGAACCCGACGAGGACGAAGAACTATAACGTCCTCGACGAGATGGTGATCGAGCTCGCCGCGCTGCTGAAGCCGGCTGAGCACATCAGCGTCTCTGACGCGGCAACGCAGTACCGCAAGCTCAATAACCCGGGCGCCTACATCGGCGACTGGGACAACGCGCTCGTGCCGTACATGATCGAGCCGATGAACGAGTTGAACAGCCCGGAGTTCGAGGGCGAGGCGTTTGTCGGTGGTGCGCAGTCGAGCAAGACCGACTCGCTGCTGCTGAACTGGCTGACGCACACCGTCATCTGCGATCCGATGGACATGACGATCTACAGCCCGTCGACGGCTGCAGCGCGCGACTTCGCGGAACGCCGAATCGGTCGTTTGCATCGCGATTCGCCCATGGTCGGCAAGGCCCTGCGCGGCGACCGCAACGCCGACAACAAGATGGATAAGCAGTACGCCAGCGGCATGATGCTGACCCTGTCCTGGCCATCGCCGATCGAGTTCGCCGGCAAGCCTATTCCGAAGGTCGGCATCACCGACTACGATCGAATCGACGACGACATTGAAGGCGACGGTAACGCGTACGATCTCGCATCGAAGCGAACGACCACCTTCGGCTCCTACGCGATGACCCTGGCCGAGTCCTCGCCGTCCAAGCCAATCACTGATCCGAAGTGGATCCCGAAGACGCCCCACGAGGCGCCGCCGGCAACCGGCATCTTCGCGCTCTATAACCGCGGCGATCGTCGACGCTATTACTGGAAATGCCCGTCGTGCGCGAAGCGTTTCGAAGCGCTGTTCGAGCACCTGCAGTGGGACGAAAAAGAGAACGAGGCTGAGGCGTCGGCGACCGTGCGTATGGTCTGCCCGTTGTGCCAGCACCACATCTCGCCCGATGAAAAATTCGATCTAAACCTTGAAGGTCGCTGGCTGAAGGAAGGCCAGTATTTCGACGAGAACGATCAGCCGGCAGGCCCTGCGCGCCGCTCCAAGATCGCGTCTTTCTGGCTGCGCGGCGTGGCTGCCGCCTTCATGAAGTGGCGACAGCTGGTCGAGAACTACCTGATCGCCAAGAAGGAATACGAAAACACCGGCGACGAGGGCGGCCTGCAGAAGTTCTTCAACAACGACCTTGCCGAGGTCTACATTCCGAAGAGCCTGTTCTCCGATCGATTGCCCGAAGTGCTCAAGTCGCGCAGTGAGCCGCTGCCGGAGAAGATGGTGCCGCCGGAAGTGCGGTTCCTGCAGGCGACCGTGGACGTGCAGAAGAACATGTTCATCGTTCAGGTGTTCGGCGTGTGCCCGGGGCGACCGTTCGACCTGCTGGTGATCGACCGTTTCCGCATCATGTACTCGAAGCGGGAGGACCCCAATGCGCCAGGGCAGATGCAGTGGGTGAAGCCATCGAGCTACGTCGAAGACTGGGAACTGCTCGTCGACGAGGTGATGGACAAGGCGTACCCGCTGCAGGAGGACCCGTCGCGCCAGATGCGCATCAAGCTCACCGTGTGCGACTCGGGCGGTTACTCCAAGGGCAAGGGTGAGAGCGTCACCGACAAGGCCTACGACTTCTACCGCCTGCTGCGCGAGCGCAACCAGCACGGCCGCTTCCACCTACTCAAGGGTGACCCCAGCCCGAACGCGCCGCTGACGCGCATCACCTACCCGCTCGCGCAGAAGAAGGACAAGCTGCAGGTTGCGCGCGGCGACGTGCCGGTGCTGCTGATCAACACCAACCAGATGAAGGACGCGCTATCGGGCCGCCTGGACTGTGTCGAGCCGGGCAAGGGCATGCTGCGCTTCCCGGACTGGCTGCCGAACTGGTTCTATTCCGAACTCTGTGCGGAAGTGCGCACGCCCAAGGGCTGGGAGAACCCGTCGCACACCCGGAACGAGGCGACCGACTTGACCTGTTACGCTATGGCCGGCTGCATGTCGGAGCTACTGGGGGTCCACCACCTGGACTGGAACAACCCACCTCGATGGGCGGCCACCCATGACCGCAACGACATGATCACCTCGACCGACCTACCCCTTGCATTTGACGAAGTCAAGTCGCAGTCCTATTCTTTCGCCGACTTCGGCCGGCAGCTCGCCGGCTGACCTGGAGACCCCGTGATGCAATGTTGCGACCCCCTGCTCAAGAAGCAGCTCGATGAAGCTCGGGCGGCATACCACTCGCTCAACACTGGCACGATGCCCCGCGTGGTCGTCGATCAGAACGGCGAGCGCGTGGAGTTCACCGCTGCCAATCGGGCGTACCTGTACCGCTACGTCATGGAGCTGGAAGCCAAGTGCGGCACCGGCGCACCGGTGCAACAATCGCGCGGCCCCATCGGGATGATTTTCTGATGGCCCGCGACGCGGCCAAGCCTATCGTTCTGCGGGAACAAGCCATCGGTGGTGCTGTTGAAGGCGCCGAGCAGATGGAACGGGAGACGGCCCGCTGGGTACCGTCGATGCGTTCGCCCGACCAGATCATCAACCCGATCAAGGACCTGGGCGACGCGCGCGGTCGCGACATGGTGCTCAATGACGGCTACGCCTCTGGCGCCGCTGCCCTGCACCGCGACAACATCATCGGCTCGCAGTACCGGCTCAACGCCCAGCCCAACTGGGTGGCATTGGGCCTTTCGCAGTCGGTCGGCGAGGCCTGGTCCAATGATTTTCAGCGCATTGCCGAGGCCCGCTTCACCATCCTGGCCGAGTCCGAGGCCTGTTACCTGGATGCGCAGCGCCGCCTGACCTTCACCGGTCTGTGCCGCCTGGTGTCCAACGGCTACGTGATGTCCGGCGAGGCCCTGGCCGTGGCCGAGTGGATCCGGGATGCCGACCGTCCGCTCAAGACGGCCATCCAGCTGATCTCGCCGACGCGCCTGAGCAATCCGAACGGGGTGATGGACAACCGTCTGCTGCGCCGCGGCATCGAGCGCGATTTGCGCGGTCGCCCGGTGGCTGCGCACATCCGTAACGCCTATCCGACCGAGGTCGAGGACCCGGACAGCTACCGCTGGAAGCGCGTCGCCTGGAACAAGCCATGGGGGCGTTCGCAGGTGATCCACATCATGGATCCGCTACTGGTCGATCAGTCGCGCGGCATCTCCGACATGGTGGCGGTGCTGAAGCAGATGCGCATGACGAAGAAGTTCCAGGAGGTCACCCTCCAGAACGCCGTCATCAACGCATCGTTTGCGGCTGCGATCGAGTCGGAGCTGCCCAGTCCCGAAGTGTTTGCGCAACTCGGTGCTGGCGGCGGCGCGGTCGGTGCGAAAGCGGCGATCGACGGTTTTCGGGATTACCTCGGCGCCTACATGGGTGACATGGGGAGCTACCTGACGAGCGCGCGCAACATCTCGCTCGACGGCGCCAAGATCCCGCATCTGTTCCCGGGCACGAAGCTCAATCTGAAACCTGCCGGTGACCCTGGCGGCATGGGCTCGAACTTCGAGCAGTCGCTGTTGCGCCACATCGCCTCGGCCCTCGGTCTGTCCTACGAGCAGTTCTCTCGCGACTACACCTCGACCAACTACTCCTCGGCGCGTGCGTCGATGAACGAGACCTGGAAGTCGATGATGGCCAAGAAGACGGCCGTGGTCGATCGCTTCGCCAACCAGGTCTACCAGCTGTACGTCGAAGAGGACATCGCGAACGGCAACCTGCCGCTGCCCCCGGGCAAGACGCGCGACTGGTTCTACGAGCCCCTGGTCAAGGACGCCATCTGCCAGGCCACGTGGATCGGCGCGGCACGCGGCCAGATCGACGAGGTCAAGGAAACGAATGCCGCGTTGATGCGCATCAACGGTTGCCTGTCCACCCTGGAGATCGAATGCTCCAAGCAGGGATTGGATTGGCGCCAGGTGCTTGCGCAGAAGGCGCGCGAGAAGAAGGCCCTTGAGGAATACGGCCTGACAATGGCCGACGTGGCTGCGGCATCGAATGCCAACCCCGCGCCGGATCCGCAGCAAGACGAAGAAGATGAGGACGAACTGTGAGCGCACGTCTCGACATGGCGGTGATCAACCGCATCAACGACACCCCGATGCTTCTGGCTCGCGGCCGCGAGGGGGAAGTGGAACTCGCGCTCACCCAGATGGCCGCCATCTCGCTGGAAGGTCGGGACATGGCAACCCAGGAGGCCTTCGCTCGCGCGGAGACCCTGGCCAATTACGGCTTCGCCGATGGCCGCAACGGCATGGACAAGCCGTTCGCCTTCGCGCGCGGCATCGCGATCATCCCGATCAGCGGCCTGCTGCTCAACCGCTTCGGCCGCTCCTGGGGTTTCGTCACCGGCTACAACGCCATCCGCTCGCAGCTCGATGCGGCCATGGCCGACGACGACGTCACCGGCATCATGTACGACGTGAACAGCTACGGCGGCGAAGTGGCCGGCTGCTTCGAACTGGCCGAGGACATCCGTCTCGCGCGCGCCATCAAGCCGAGCGTGGCGGTCGTCGACGCGGCGGCCTATTCGGCAGGCTACGCGCTTGCCAGCGCGGCAGGCCGCATGGTGTGCATCAAGACTGGCGGGGTCGGCTCGATCGGCGTGATCGTGACCCACATCGAATACAGCCGCCTCCTGGAGAACGATGGCATCAAGATCACCCAGATCACCTCGGGCGATCACAAGGCGGATGGAAACCCGTATAGTCCGCTCACCGATGAGGTGCGCGCCCGGATCCAGGCGAACGTGGATGCTCGCCGAACCGAATTCGTTGCCGTGGTAGCTGCAAACCGCGGTCTCGATGCCGATGTGGTTTACGCGACCGAGGCCGAAACGTATCGTGCCGAGGAAGCCGTCACCCTCGGCCTGATCGATGCTGTCTCTGCCCCGGCAAAGGCTGCATTGGATTTCCTGTCTGAGCTGACCGGCTCGGAATCACTCGCGGAGAACGTCAACATGACGCAAGAAGCCAAGCCGGCCGCTACTGCTGCCGCCCCTGTTGCAACCACCACTGCTGCGCCGGCCGTTGCCGCTGCTCCCAACCTGGACCAGGCACGCGCCGAAGCCGCCGCTGAAGAGCGCGCGCGCATCGACTCGATTCGCAAGTGCGAAGAAGCCACCTCGCGTCCGACCCTGGCCAACCACCTGGCTTTCACCCCGGGCATGACCCTGGCCGTTGCGCAGGGCATCCTGGCCAATGCCGCCGAAGAGAAGCCGGCCACGGCGGTTGCTCCGGCAGCCACTGGCAATTCGGCATTCGAAAAGGCCATGTCGGCAAGTGCTTCGCCGAACGTGCAGCCCGACGCTGAAGGCGGAAACGGCAATGGCGACGGCGCATCTGCGGTCAGTGCTGCTGAAACGATCCTGGCGGCTTTCGGCCAGGCCACCGGCACCACCTACAACAGCAAGCACTGAGCTAGCTGCAAGCCCCTTCACTTCGGAGAAAATCAATGGCACTTGAAGACAACATGCTGGCGGGCTACGGCAAGCTGGGCGAATACCCGGCCCAGATCCAGCTGCTCGCTGGCGATGCGCCGACCGTCACCAGCCACTTCCCGCTGTCCACCGCGCTGAAGACCGCTGGTGCAGCCCTCTACACCGTTGTGGCGCTCAACGCCGCTGGCGAACTGGTCGCACTGGCGCCTGCAGCAACCGATGGCACCCAGCGCGCGATCGGCTTCCTCAGCCAGCCGGTTCCGGCCAACTACACTGGGACGATGGAATTCCCGGCACACGTCGGCGGCTTCTTCAACCACCTGGCGCTGGTGTGGCCGGCAGGCACTGCCGTGGACACCCTGGCCGAACGTCGCGCAGCCTTCGCCGGCAGCAACATCTTCATCGGCGAAGTCAAGCCGATTCTCACGGTCGATTAATCACCCAACCAGCCGGGTAACCGGTACAACACCAAGCCAACCAGGAGACAACTACCAATGGCTGGAGAATATTACGATACCGCTACCCTGCTGGCGGTGCAGCGCAAGGTCCGGAACGTCAAGCCGTTCTGGCTGAATTTTTTCACCCAGGTCATCAACTTCGATGACGACAACATCATCTTCGACCGTGTCAACGAGGACTACCGTCGTCGTGCACCGTTCGTTGCCCCCAACGTCCAGGGCAAGATCATGGCCGACGAGGGTTACGACACGATGTACCTGCGTCCGGCGTACCTCAAGCCGAAGCACGCCGTGGACATCTTCACCCCGTTCCGTCGCCAGGCTGGCGAGACCCCGGTAACCGGCTCGCTGAGCCCGGGTGCACGCCGCGATGCCAAGGTGGCACAGCTGCTGCAGCGCCAGGACAACATGATCACCATGACTGAAGAGTACATGGCTGCGAGTGCTGTCATCAGCGGTAGCGTCGTCATCGAAGGCGAGAACTACCCGCGCACCGTCGTGAACTTCCAGCGTGATCCCTCGCTCACCGTCGTGCTCTCGGGCACCGCGCGCTGGGGCCAGGCTGACGCCAACCCGCTGGAAGATCTGCGCGAGGCGCGTGCCAACGTCAACACCCGTACCAACGGCGGTGTTGTGCGCGACTACATCTTCGGCCGCGAGGCGTTCGATCTGTTCATGAACGATCCGAAGGTGCAGAAGCTGCTCGACAAGAACTATCGTGGTTCCGAGACCGAGATCTCGGCGATCAACGATGGCTTCGAGGACAGCGTCGAGTACATGGGCCGCTTGACCGGCCTGCCGGGTTCCAGCTCCATGCGTCTGTGGGTTTACACCGGCAAGGAACGCGGCGAAGACGGCGTGCTGCGCGATATGATGGATCCGCTCGCAGTGGTGGGTATCGCCCCGGAAGCATTCGGCGGCACCCGTTGCTACGGCGCCATTAAGGATGGTGATGCTGACTTCGTGGCTCTGTCGCGCTTCCCGAAGAATTGGAAGCAGAACGAAGATCCGTGGCAGGAAATGGTCATGACGCAGTCGGCGCCGCTGATGGTTCCCAGCGATCCGGACGGCTCCTTCATGATCAAGGTCGGCTAAGCCAGCGCCACACTTTAGCCCCGGCATTCACGTGCCGGGGTTACGCTTTGAACGCAACACCCATCCATTCCAGGAGTTAGTCATGCCCAAGCGCGTACCCCTCGTATCCCTGACCCTCGTTCGCGACAAGAAGCGCATCAGCGTGCCGCCGAACACGGTCTTCGATTTCAGTGCAGAAGAGCTGAAGGCCATCACCGAACAGGAAAAGTCGGCCGGCAAGGAAGGTCAGTGGCTGCGCAAGCCGGTGAACGAAGATCCGTTGCCCACCACTTCGGTGCAGCAGTCCGCCACCTCCACGACCACCACAACCACCACCGCGGGCACCGGCAACTCGCCGGCCGCTGCAGCTGCTGACGCGACCAAGAACGCAGCCAAGACCCCCGAAGCCGGCAAGGCTCCGGCCACCGCAGGCAAGCCCGGCGACGGCGACCTGTAATGGGCTTCAACTTCGCCAAGGCGAAGGCATCGGCACGCCGAGTGGTGCACAGCACCTTCGGCGTGGCCGTGTCGTATGAGGATGCTTCGGTCAGCATCTCCGCGGACAAGGGCCTCACCGCACGCTGGCACAACAAGCAGACGCTTGAAGTGGCGGCCGGCGGTGAGGATTACACCCAGCACCTCGAAGGTATTGACCGAATCGTTTTCCTGACAGAGCAACTGGCCGAATTCGGCCTCGCTCCTGTGACCAACGCAGTGATCAGTTTCCCGGACTACGGTCTCCGCTTCCGACTGCTCGAACGCGAGCCGCGCACCACCGGCCCGATCGAGGAGATCTGGAAGGTTGCGGTGGTATAGCGATGGTCGCCTTCGTCGTGGCCTCCGGCCTCTCTGACATGCGGCGATACCTCGAAGCCCTGCCCCAGGTGGCAGAGCGCGCCGCAGTCCTCGCCGTCAACCAGGTCGCCCAGCGCGACGCCATCACGCTGTCGAAGCGCGAGATGCGCGCCCAGATCGACTTTCCCGCAGGCTACCTGGAAGGTGGTCGCCGGCTGAGCGTCAACCGTCGTGCCACCAGCGTCAGCATCGAAGCCTCGATCGTCGGCCGCGACCGTCCCACCTCATTGGCGCGGTTCGCGCGCGGCCAGAACCCGCAGAACACCCGTGGCCAGGGTGTGCGCGTGCAGGTCAAGAAGGGTCGCACCCAGGTGCTGCGCAAGGCCTTCATGGTGCCGCTGCGCAATGGCAACCTGGGAGTGGCCGTACGGCTCCCGAAGGGCGAGACCCTGCGCAATTCGGACGGCGCCAAGCAGCTTTCCAACAACGTCTACCTGCTGTACGGCCCTTCGGTCGACCAGGTGTTCCGCGGCGTCGCCAGCGACATCACCCCGCAGCTGTCGCGGAACCTCAGCAACGAGTTCCTTCGTCAATTCGCGAGGCTTTCCAGTGGCATTTGAAATCAGCCCCCGTCTGCGCATCCTGCAAGCGCTCACCACTCACCTGGCCGGCATGACGGTCGACGAGTACGGCTACGATCTACAGGGCTGCGTCTATCGCGGCCTGGGCATCACCGGTGATAACCGCGGCGAAACCATCCTGTCGATCCTGGAGAGCCCGCGTCCGGACATCCAGCGCTTCGCCGGTGAGCTGGGCCAGGCCACGCACGAGCCCACCTGGATGCTGCTGCTCAACGGGCGCACCCAGGACGACCCCGAAAACCCCAGCGATCCCTCCTACAACTTCATGTATGCCGTCGAACGCCACCTGTTTCGCCTCAAGGCAGTGAAGAACAACGGCAATCCGTTGTACCCGGAGGAGTACCTACTGGGCCGACTCATTACGGCCATCTCGTGGGGGCCTGGCGTTGTCCGGCCGCTGAGCGATGAGGTCTCCGCGAGCACGAACTTCTTCCTACCTGTGCGCCTTGGAGTTGCTGGGGCACAGGGCTGAAGGTATCGTAGCGCCGTCCTGATCCCCCGGACGGCATCAACTGAGGATCCAAAATGGCAATCACTTCCGATCTGAACGGCAAGCAGTACAAGCTCGGCCGGGGCAAGGTTTATTTCGACCCTTATCCCCTCGGCATCTCCATCCTCGCTGCCACCCTGGGCGAGGGCGAGCGTTATATCGGTAACACCCCGGGCTTCACCTTCACCAGCGAAAGCGAAGACCTGGAGCACTTCAGCAGCGACGAGGGTGTCCGTAACAAGGACGCGTCCGTGCAGCTGAGCCGCAGCGTTACCGGCTCGATCACCTGCGACAACATCTCGCCGGAGAACCAGGCACTGTTCGTGCAGGGCAAGTCCGAGACTGTGGTGCAGACCGCATCCAGCGGTGACGTCGACACCATCACCGTCAAGCTGGGTCGCTTCTACCAGCTGGGCGTGTCCGTGGACATCCCACTGGGCGTGCAGCTGGTGAGCAACGTGGTCATCACCAAGGGTGCCACCCCGACGACCGTCGCGCAGCCGAACAACTACGAGGTGGATCTGGCCAAGGGCCGCATCTACATCGAAGAGGACGCTCCGAACATCGTCGAAGGTGACGTGCTCACGGTGACCTACGATGTTGGCGGCGGCACCAAGCGTCAGGTGATCTCGGGTGGTCAGCCGATCTATGGCGCGATCCGCTACGAGGAAGACAACGCCTACGGTCGCAACGACACGTACTACTTCCCGCACGCCAAGCTGACCCCGGATGGCGACTACGAGCTGAAGGGCGACGACTGGCAGACCATGACCTTCGCGGTCGAGTTCCTGACCAAGGGCCAGCAGGCAGCGATCTACATCAACGGTCAGGCAGAACCGACCTAACCCAAGGAACATCACGTGGCGATTTCCGATTACACACCGGAAACGCGTGAGATTCAGATCGTCGGCAAGACCTCCTTCTCTGTGAAGGGGGTTTCGCTGCACGAGCTGTCTCCGCTAATCCGAGTCCATCTTCCCGATCTCGAACAACTGTTCGACATCTTCGAAAATCTCGCCGAGCGCGAGAAGCAGAACATCCCCCTGGTCGCAGGTCGCGTCATCGCGCAGGCACCAGGCTTCGCAGCAAACCTGATCGCGATGTGCGCAGGCGAGCCGGAGGCCGCACCCAAGGTGCAGCAGATGCCGTTCCCCACCCAGGTTCAAGCCCTGGCCGCCATTTCCGAACTGACATTCACCGAGGTGGGTGGCGTAAAAAAAGGCCTGGAGATTCTGGCGAGTCTCATCTCGAAGAAAGGCCTGAGCTGGTGGATGACAGAGGGCAAGAAAATGGCCCAGAAGGTCAACCCGAAACCCCAGTAATCCGCCTGTACCTAGGGATCCGCCGTGACGCGAGCCTTCTGCTGTCGGAAGGTCACGCACATGCAAGGCACTATCCGCTCGCCGTGTTGTGGTCCGAAGCTCGGATCGTTCGCCAGAGGCGCGCTGACCGGATGCGTATTGAAACGACCTTGCTTCAGACGGCCATGTCCTCGATCCTCTCCAAGCAGGGCGGCCGTGTTCTCAAGCGACTGCTCAAAAAACTGGACGAGGTAACCTGACGTGATCGATCGCGACGAAATTGAACTGCTCATCCGTGCCCAGTTAAAGGGCACCAAGGACATCGACAGCGTCACCAAGTCGATTGCCGGCCTTGAGAAAGCCATCGAAAGCCAGATCGCCGCGGCAAAGAAGGGCGAGGGCTCGCTGGATGAGCTGAAGGCCACGTTGATTTCGTTGCAGTCGGCTGCCGAGGGCCTGAAGTCGGTCGCCGGCAATATCGCCTCCTTCGAAAAGCTGGGCACGACGATCGGCAAGACCGAGACGTCGTTGAAGAAGGCGCAGGACAAGCTCAAGGCCTACAGCGACACGCTGGAAGGCGTCGCCGACCGTAGTGACGCGCAGCAGACCAAGCTGATCAGCCTCACCGGCGCAGTCGACAAGCTCAGCACCAGCCTGGAGGCCCAACGCACTCGCCAGGCTGCGATGTCCGATGGCTTGCGCGAGGCGGGCGTCAACGTCGACGACCTTGCCGGATCCAGCCAGCGCCTGCGCACCGCCGCGGCCGATGTCGGCGTGGCAATGGCCAAGACGCAGGAGGCAATCGGCGACTTCGCCACCGTCAACCGTACTGCCCGCCAGGCTGCCCGTGACCTGGCCGATGAGCAGGAGCGCGCCGCAAAGGTGATGGCCGATTCCTTCGGCCGCGCGCAGAAGCAGATCAACTCCGACTACGAAGCCCTGATCGCAGCGCGCGCCGCGACCGAGAAGCGTGCCAACGAAGAGAGCCTGGCGCGCACCAACGCCCTGGCGGCGGCACAGGCCCAGCTCGCGCAGCAGGCGGCAGCGACGCAGGCCCGGCTGCAGGCAAGCGACCGGCGAGACTCCCAGTTCCGCCAACTTGCCGCCGATGCGCTGGAAGCGTCGAAGGGTTTCTCCACGCTGGCGCGTGCCGCCACCGACCTGAGCGGGCCGATCCGCGCAGCCAATGACGCAATCGCCGACATCCAGAATCCGAGCCGGAACGCCCGCGCGACGCTGACCGGGGTGGAGGAGAAGATCGGAGAGGTGGCTGCGGCCGCGCGTACGGCCCGTGGGCCGCTGTTCGACTATCGCGGCGCGCTGAGTAGCCTGGCAGAGTCCGAACGCGCCCTGAGCGCGCAGGCGGGCGCCATTGACCACTTCCAGCAGCAGGTGCGTGCCGTGCGTGCGGCTCGCGAGGAATACGTCCAGGCCCGCGCCTCGGTGAACCAGTACGCGGCAGTCGTAGCCAAGGGTGGCCAGGCGGCTGCCGACAACGTGGAAAACCTCAACCGCGCACGTGCCGCGCTGCAGACGAGCAGCCAGGCGTTCAACACCCAGGTCGCTGCAGCGCGCGCGGCGCAGGCAGCCCTGCGTGCGGCCGGCATCTCGACCAACGACCTGTCGGGCGCGCTGACACGCCTCACTGCCGCTGCACGCACTGCCGTCGAGGCGACCGGGCAGGTCACCGCGGCGCAGGACCGGCTGAACAACGCCAACGACCGCACGCGCTTCAGCTTCAACAAACTGGTCGGTGGCGAGCGCACCACGCTTGGATTTCTGCAGCGCGTCAAGGGTGAGGTGCTGGCGCTGACGACGGCCTACATCGGCCTGCAGGGCGGCATCAACCTGGCATCCGAGGCAGCCAAGGCGCGCGACACGCTCACCGGCATCCAGAACCAGCTCGCGATCAGCAACAACAACGACACGCAGAAGGTGGCCGACGACCTGGCCTACATCCGTGGGCAGGCTGACCGCCTGGGCATCTCGTTCGAAGAAGCCGGCAAGGGCTACGCCAAGTTCGCGGCATCCGCGAGCCTGGGCGGTTTCGACAAGAACGCGGTGCGCTTCATCTACGAATCGTTCGCCGAAGTGGGCAAGGTAGCCAACCTCAGTGCCGATGAACTGGATGGCGTCTACAAGGCGCTGGAGCAGATCGCGTCCAAGGGCAAGATCCAGGCGGAAGAACTGCGTGGGCAGCTCGGTGACCGTCTGTTCGGCACCTTTGGCATCACGCAGAAGGCCTTGGCCAAGGACTTCCCGAACCTGGACAAAGCGCTTCAGGGCGGCATGGTCGGTGCTGGCAACCTGATCAAGGTGGCCGAGGAGTATCGCCGCATCGTGGCCGACAAGCTGCCGGCTGCCACCAAGACCTTCCAATCGGAGCAGGCGCGCCTCAACACGGCCATCTTCGAATTCCGCAATGTCATCGCCAACTCCGGTTGGTACGACAAGCTGATCGACCTCACCAAGCAGCTGACGCAGTACCTGCAGAGTACCGATGGGCAGCGGTTTGCACAGACGCTGGGCCTGGCGTTTTCCGAGGCTGCGTCGGCCGCGGCAGGCCTGCTCAACATCATCCTCAAGCTGGTCGACGAGCCGCCGGTGCTGCTGAAGGGTTTGCTCGACATCGTGCGCGGCCTGGGCTCCATCCTTGGCGAGAGCGCGAAGGACGGCGAGGCCGCGGCCAACGCTGTTGGGATCCTCGTCGACGCCTGGCTCGCGTACAAGGCGCTGGGCCTGGTTGCGGCATTGAGCGCGGTCACCACGAAGCTGATCGAGCAGGGCGTCATTTCCGAGGCCAATGCGAAGAGCGTCGACCGCCTGAAGAGCGCCTTCATGATCTTCTTCGCCGCGGTCGCAGGCTGGGAGATCGGCACGTTCCTCAACAAGTTCGGCACCATCCGCGCTGCCGGCGCCGCTGCGATCGGCGGGCTGATGGATCTGTGGATTCGCTTCACCAGCGAGTTCCAGATCTTGTGGGAGCAGGCAACTGGATCGGTCACCAGCTCGCTCGCCGCAGCGCTGAACCTGATGACCCTGGCCATCCGCAACACGCTGCGGCAGTTCGGCGGCGCGGCGCAGGCGCTGGGCTTCGAGGACCTGGCCAAGGGTGCGGCGACCGCTGAGCTGGCAGTGACCTTCGACTTCGGTGGCGACGCCGATCTGAAGAAGAAGCTGGCTCAGATGCGCAAAGATGCCGAGGCCGAGCTGCGCACCTCGGCGCAGATCACGCGCGAGCTGGTGGACGCCAACCTGGCCGAGGGAACGCGGGATGTCGATGCTGCCGCAAAGGCGCAGGCCGCGGCGCTGGCGTCGACGGACAAGGGGAACTATAACAGCCCCCTGGCCAAAGACACGTCGGCCCAGGACAAGGAAATCAAGAAGCGCCAGAAGGAGATCGAATCGATCGAGGCAGCGCTCAACGCGATCGACGTGCGTGCGGAGAAGGCGAACAAGGATTCGCTGGCGTCGCAGCTGAGCGCGATCGACAAGCAGTACAGCGATCTGAAGGAGCGCATCGGCGCACTGGGCGGCGAAACCGCCAAGAAGTACATGACCGAATACGACCGCGTGATCACCGCGCTGCGTACCGAGGTCACCGACAAGTTCAACAAGGGCATGTCCGATGCGCACGACAAGCTGCTCGGCCAGCTCGATGCGCTCGATGCGAAGGCCGGTCGACAGCAGGAGCAGGATCTGTATCGCCGCCTGAAGGCGATCGAGGATCAGTACGCCGGGATCTACGACAACATCGCTGCATACCGGGCAAAGCTCGAAGGCAATGGCCAGCCAACCAATGCTGCGGACGAGGCAAAGGCGCGCGCCGATGCATCGATCGACGAGCTGATGAACCTGGAGCAGATGGACTATTACTACGACCGTCTGAACCAACTGGCCACTGCGCGCACTGACCGTCTGAAGACGATCAACACGCTGATGGAATCCGGCAACATCAGCACCGAAGAAGCACAGGCAAAGACGACCGAGGCGATCACCACCAACGATCTGCTGATGCAGGAGCTGGCCAACAAGGCACTCGTCTTCGCCAACGCACTCGCACTGGAAGGCAAGTTGGATCCGACCGCACTCGACGCCTACGTTGCTCGGGTGGAACTGCTGCGCGCAAAGTCGCAACAGCTCACCGGCTTCTGGGGCAAGTTCAGCGAGCAGATTTCCGGTGGTGCGTCCGAAGCGATTGTGCAGTTCGGCGTAGGCCTGGCGGGCGCGATCAGTGACGCGAATAGCCTCGGTGACGCATTCAAGGGTGCGATGGATGCCTTCCGCAACTTCGCGGCCGACTTCCTGCAGCGCATCGGTCAGATGATCCTCCAGGCCATCATCCTGCGCGCCATCCAGAACGCCATCAACGGCACCAGCGGCGGCTACGTCGCAGTGGCCAAGGCGGCGGTCGGCGTGCAGCACTCTGGCGGTCTCGTCGGCAGTGCATCTCGCCAGCGCCGCATCAGCACCGGCGAGTTCACCGCGCCCAGCGTCTACCATGGTGGGGGCATGGCGGGCCTGAAGTCGGACGAATATGCGACCATCCTGCAGCGCAACGAGGAGGTGCTGACCGACGATAACCCCCGCCACATCTTCAACCAGGGCTCGTCTGGGCAGGATCCGGTCGCCCCGGTGTACGCTCCGAACATCACGCTCACCACCGATCCGGCCGACCTGGTCCGGCAAGGCATCAAGGGTTCGATGCCGAGTGTCGTCCAGGAGGTCAAAGCAAACCGCAACGCTTGGCGACAAGCACTGGGAATCAAATAACCATGGCACACGTAACGGGCACCGCAACAAACCACTTCGACCTGCTTGCGCGCCTGCGCGACTTCCTCGTCGGCAATGCCGACCTGGTGGCCGCGGGGCAGCAGTGGGAGGTGATCGCCGGCAAAGCCACTGGTGCATTCGTCAATGGCGATTACGTGTCGTTCCGCGGCAAGGGCTTGTCCGCCACTGACGACATCCTGTGTTCGATCCGCGTCACCTCGACGCCGGCAAGCAACATCCACAACTGGCAGTTGTACGGGCACACCAGCTACAGCCTGGCCAACCCAGGCGTGCTGCAGGCGGGCAATCCGCCGAACGTGCCTGCGATGCTGCTGTCCTCCTCCGCGATCACCTACTGGTTCATCGCCAACGGCCGGCACTTCAAGGTGATCACGCGCATCAATGGTCGCTACGACGCGATCTACCTCGGGCTGATCCTGCCGGACCACACGCCGAATGACTGGCCCTACCCGATGTTCGTGGGCGGATCCGGGCTCAATGCCACTCTACTGGCATCGGACGACACCTCGAACCACACCAACTTCTACGACCCTTCGGCCGAGAACAGCGCCAGCGTGATCGGAACGGCGTATCTGCTGGTGCCCGGTGGCAACTGGCGCGCGGTGCGCAATCGTTGGACGAACACTTCGTCGATCGATGGTGGCGTGATCTCGATGCCGTGGAATGCCTACTACTTCCCCAACGCCACCCGGCGCGCCATTGACGGCAGTGCCTGGCTGCACCGCAGCATGCTGTGCCAGATCGGCGATGGTGCAGGCGTCAACACCGGCGGCGTGGTCACAGGGCAGGCGCCAGATGGCGGTGTCTGGTATGGCTCATTTGACGGCGTTTTCTTCGTGCCGGCGTTCGGTTCCTCGGCAGAGGAGATCGCCACGCAAGACGGCGTCGACCACATTCTCATCCCGAACATCGCACGCACGGGCAACCGCAACTTCGCCGCTATCGCACTGGACTGAACATGAGCTACCTCAACATCACCGGCGCCACCACCCTCGCCGACATCATCCAGTCGATCGCGACCATGGTCACCGCCGCGGGCTGGAACGTCGAACTCAACCAGCTCACGCCAACTGCAACGCCGGGCCGTCGCATCACGTTCCGCAAGGTGGGCGTGTCGGACTACATCCACATCTGGAACGACGACGAGACGCAGGTCAACATGGCCATCTCGATCGGCTTCAACCCGCTACAGCCGCCCAGCGGCAGCCCGAATTACTCCGGCGTCACCGTCACCAACGTCAATGGCCCTTTCCCGAACGTGTATCTGTTCGGTGACTCGGATGCCTTCCACGTGGTGTTCCAGCTCAACGCATCGCTGGAGTTCCGCCACATGTGCTTCGGCATGCTGGAGAAGATCGGTGAATACCCGGGTGGCACTTACGCGGAAGGCAGCTGGCGCGATCCCACCAACTGGCGCGGTGACCTGGCCCCCTATCATCATGTGCCGTTCCAGTCGCATAGCGTCGGTCGGCGCGGCATTCAGCCTTTCCCGGGCTTCGTGCGCTGCGACGTGCCTGCAGATGGAATCCTCAATGCCATTCCGACGATCGCGCCAAGCGATACCAACGTTGAGCCGCTGTACGTGCTCGGCGGCGTCGGCGCATGGTCGCAAGACACCAGCTCGGCCTGGCTGGGCAAGATCAGCGGCGGCACCGACACGAATGCATTCGATGGTCGCTCGGTCTTCCATCCGATCAACCTCTATGTGCGTCGACCGGGCGACTACTTCAGCGCCATCGGCTGCGTGCCGAACACCCGTCAGTGCAACATGCTGAAGTTCACCCCGGGGCAGGAAGTGCCGCAGGGTCCGAACACCTGGGTCGTGTTCCCGGCATTCAAGCGCTCGCTGCAGACTGATGGTGGGTCCAACGCTCCGGACCTCGGTAGCCACACCGTGGGCTACGCGATCAAGAAGGTGGTCTGATGACCGCATTGCTGCAGTCGCCGGATGTGAGCGAGCCCGCGGAGGCTGTGTCGGACAACCTGCGGCAGCCGGCGCCGCGGATCCCGCCTGCGGAGCTGGGCCTGCCCACGGAGTTGCCGTGGCCGATCATGGACCAGTTCACCTCGCGCCTGACGTACACGGCCGCCCCGCCGGTGTCCGGACCTGGCCACCTGCTGCGCACGCCGCACTACGACTGGTACTACGGCATCTACATCCTGCCGGCGAGCATCGACCTGGGGAACCTGGGCGGCGACACCCAGCGCGTGGTCTACGTCTGGAACGCGTTCTTGCGCCCGGCGGTCATCACGAGCGCGCAGGTGATCAACGGTGCCGGCATCACGTTCACCACCACGGCCACGATCCCAGGCGTGATGGCGCCGCTGCAGCAGGATCGGTACACGCTCAACGTGCCCGGCATCGGCACGCCGGAGATCGATGCGATCTTCCGATTCGACGTCGACGGCCAGATCCGGAATGTCCCGATCATCGGCCGGCGCGTCGTCACCCTGCCGTTCGCACCCAACTGGAAGAACCGCGTCACCGAGACGCTGACCTGGGTGACCTCGCTGCTGACGGCCTACAACGGCGACGAGCAGGTCAAGGACCTGGCCAACCCGCGCCGCAGCTTCTCCTACAGCGTGCAGCTTACCCGCGAGGACGCCCAGCTGTTCGACCTGCTGACCTTCGGCTGGGTCGGCCGCATGTACGCCGTGCCGATCTGGAACGAGGGCGTCACGCTGCAGGCCGATGCGAACCAGGGTGACAATGTGCTCCTGGTCGACACGCGCTACTTCTCCGTGGAAGTCGGCTCGACGCTGATGATCCGCCGCAGCAACCGGGACTACGACACCGCGCGCGTGGAGAGCTTCACCGACAGCTCGATCACCCTGTCGTCGATCCTGTCGCGCGGCTGGAAGCGCGGCGAGAAGGTCTACCCGCTGATGATCGGCCAGCTGCCGCAGACCGTGTCGCCCAAGCGCCTCACCGACACCGTCATGCAGGCCGCACTGAGCGTGCAGGCCAGCCCCAGCGAAACGCCCTACCGCATGACCGTCGAGGCGCCTGCGCAGCTGTACCGCGGCGCTGAGCTGTACCTGGGCGATACCAACTGGCGCGATGGCATGGACATCAGCAACGAGGCGCGCGACCGCCGCGTGGACAACTCGCTTGGCATCATCCGGATCTCACCCAAGGCGACCTACGCGCTGCGCACGCGCCGGCACTCGTGGATGCTGAAGAACAAGGTCGAGATCGAGCAGCTGCGCCGATTGATGGTTCGCCGCGGCGGCCGGCGTGTTCCGATCTGGATGAACTCTGGCACCAGCGACTTCTTCCTGCGCGGCAACATCCTCCAGGGCGACAAGTATTTCCGCACTGACACGTCGGAATACGCCACGCTGATCGCCAACCATCCAGCGCTCACCCACCTGATGTTCTTCCTGCACGACGGCACCCGCCTGGTGATGAAGATGGAAGGCGTCTTCGCCGGCAGCCCCGGGCAGAGCAATGTCTTCGTGGACACCGAGTTCCCCCGCAACCTAACCCCTGCCGACGTGAAGCGGATAAGCTACCTCGCGCTGTACCGGCTCGGCGGCGACGCGGTGGACCTGGAATATGCCACTGATAGCGTTGCCGAGATCACCCTCAACCTGGTCCTGAAGAAGCCCCTCTGATGAGCATCGAAGAATTCGACTCCAGCCCGTTTAGTGGTCGACCCCGCAACCTGTTTTTATTCACCATGGGCAAGGAGAGCTTCGCGTATGCGCAAGGCCGCACAGACCCCGTCACGCACTTAGGCAGGGTCTTCCAGCCGGAAGTGATCGCGGTGTCCGGCTACAACCTCAGCCTGGCCGAGGGCACGCCGGAGATCACGATCGACGTGTACGCGCAGGCGGAAGTGGTTCGTCAGTTCGTTGCCTATCAGCCGCGCGAGCCGATGGAGGTGGTGGTGTTCCGCTACCACGAGGGCGATCCAATCATGGAGTACCGCCCAGAGATCATCGCAGAGGTCATCTCGCACAACCGCGACGAGGACAGCGGCCTTGCCACGATCACGTGTGCGCTGGTGTCGAGCAAGTTCGAGAAGAACATCCCGTGGCCGGTATACCAGAAGCCGTGCAACCGTGCGGTCTACACGCCCAGCTGCGGCGTCAACAAAGAGAACTTCCGGCTCGACGGTCAGATCGCATCGGTGAGTGGCGCCAATCTGGTGTCGCCGGTGTTCGCCACCAAGCCTGATGGCTGGCTGCGCGCCGGCTTCGTGGTTAATCAGCTTGGCGAGGCCCGCTTCATCGTTGGGCACGTCGGCAACACGATCACGCTGCAGTCGCCATTCCTGGACGCTGAGGTCGGCATGGATGTCACCGCCTACGCCGGCTGCGACCTCTCGCGTGGCACGTGCAAGACCAAGTTCAACAACTTCCCCCGGTGGCTGGGCTTTGCGTGGGTGCCGGGCAAGAACCCGTTCACCTCGAATGTCTTCGGCGCCGATCCACGAGGTGGCAACTAATGGGTTTCGTAGCCGCAATTGTCGTAGCCCTTGTCGCCGTCATCGTTGGCGAGCTGCTGCGCCCCATCCCGAAGTTGACCAACGCGAAAGCGTCGTCGCTCGATGACTTCGATCTCCCCACTGCGGAGGAAGGTCGTGCGATTCCGATCTTCTTCGGCAAGGTCAAGGTGACCGGTCCGAACATCGTTTGGTACGGCAACCTGCGCGTGGTGCCGATCAAGAAGAAGGTCAAGGTCAGCCTCTTCAAGAAGAAGACGCAGATCGTGGGCTACAAATATTACATCGGCATGCAGGTGGCCATCTCGCATTACATGGAAGGCGGCATCACGCTGCACAACGTGTTGTGGGACGATGAGGAGCCGAGCCATCGCATCACCGCGACCACGCCGCAGGGTGTGAGCACCTGGGTGTTCAACGACAACGACTTCTTCGGCGGCGACGAGGCCGGCGGCGGTATCAGCGGCGCGATGCTGTTCTACCAAGGGAGCAGCGGTCAGCCGTCGAACCAGTACCTCAACACGCAGCTGAAGGAGACCGCGCCGCCGTACGAGGGCCTGTGCCATGCCGTGCTGCAGGGCATGTACGTCGGCACGTCGAGCTATCTGAAGACGATGAGCCTGGTGCTGTCGTGCTACCCGAACCGCCTGCTGATCCCGGATGGCAAGCACCGCAAGGGCGACGACTGCAATCCCACCGCGATCATCTATGAGCTGGTGGTCGACAACGTGTGGGGCTGCTCGATCCCCAGTGCCCGCATCGACGTTGAGCAGTGGCGGCAGATCGCGCTGAAGCTGTGGGACGAAGGCTTCATGATCTCGTCGATCTACAACGGCGGCACGACGGCCAAAGAGATCATCGCTGAGATCCTGCGCCACATCGACGGCGTGATGTTCACCGATCCGGATACCGGCCTGGTGGTGCTGAAGCTGGCCCGCGACGACTACGACCGCGACACGATCCAGGTGTTCGATGCCAGCGTTTTCCTGGAGGGCATCAAGTTCAGTCGGTCGAGCTGGAGCGAAACGAAGAACCACATCAAGGCCAGCTACATCGATCGCGCCGACAACTTCAAGCGCGTCACCATCGCGCAGGCGGACCTGGCCAATGTGATGCAGCGTGGTGGCGAGATGTCCTATGAGTCCGTCGACTACACCGGCTTCAACTCCTACGAGCCGGCGGCCAAGGCACTGGCGCGCACGCTGAAGACGCTGTCCTATCCGCTGTCGAAGGTGGACGGGCCGATCCTGATGACGGGCACGCGCCCGAAGCCCAACGACGTGTTCATGCTGCGGTGGCCAGACATGGGGATCGACAGCCAGATCTACCGCATCGTGGGCGTCGACTACAGCTCGATCGGCGAGAACAAGTTCGGGATCTCCGCGGTGGAGGACATCTTCTCCATCAGCGAGTCCGCCTACACCGAGCCGGATCCGGGTTCGTGGGTCAACCCGATCGCCCCACCGGTGTCGCTGATTAACGCCGCGGTGTTCGAGCAGCCGTACTTCCTCAACCCGGGTGGCCAGTCCAACCTGATGAGCTTCGCGAGCCGCAGCGGTGACCTGGACTACGGCTACGCCACTGCCCTTGGATCCAGTCCGACAGACCTGGTCGCCGCCGGCACCGTCCAGGACTTCACCTCCACTGCCACCCTGACGACGGCGCTCCCGCAGGTCGGCCCTGCGATCGTGCCTTCGGTGGGCATCGGCAACGTCAACGGGGTGGACGAGATCGACCGCGACATCGACGAGGACGACCGGCTCGGCGGCTACACGTTGGCCGTGATCAAGGGCGCGCAGGAAGAGCTGATCGCCTACAGCGGCATCGATCCGGACACGGGCACGCTGACCGGCGTGATGCGCGGCGTGCTCGACACGGTGCCGCAGTCCCACGAGGCCGGCGCCAAGATCTACCTGACCGAGACCGGATATGGCGAGCCCAATCCGACCCCCTACGTGTCGGCCCAGACGGTCTATGCCAAACTGATGCCCTACAACGGCCGTGGCTCCCAGCCCGTGGAAGAAGCGTCGCTCCTGTCAACCCCTGTCGTTCTGCGCTCAGCACGCCCGCTTCCGCCGGGCAAGATCCGCGTCGACGGCTTCCGCCCAACCGAGGCCCCGCACGTGGACGGCCGCGGCTTCGTCGTGTCCTGGGCGCACCGTAGCCGCCTGGACGAGACGTTGGCGAGCCAGGATGACGACCCGCGTGTCCCTGAGCCGGGCACCACCTACACGGTGCGCGCGCTGTACGGCAATGAGCTGCTGGTGGAGAAGACGGGCATCGCCAACACAGCGGCCGGCGCGACCATCACCCTGGTCGAGACGCGCGAGGCGACCATCGAGATCTTCTCGGTGCTCAACGACCTGGCCTCGTTCCAGATCCAGCGCTTCACGGTCACGGTCGGTACCGCCGGCCCGGTCAACGCCATCACCGGTGCCGAGGCTGAGTACGTGATCGACGGAGGGGGCGCCTGATGGCTGGCGGACCACTGGTCGTTGTTGCGCAACGGATGTACCAACGGCGGGACAGCCCCGCCGTTTGGGCAAGCGTCAACCCGGTACTCAACGCGGGCGAGCTGGGCATCGAGCTGTCCGGCACTGCAGATCGCGTGCGGATGAAGATCGGCGACGGCGTCACCGCTTGGAACACCCTGCCCTATTTCGGTGGCGACGGCAGCGTGGTCTTCCGGATCGAGGGCGCGTTCCTGCAGTACAGCAACGACCGCGGCGCCACCTGGATCAACCTGACCCCCATCGAGAACCTGCGCGGCCCACGTGGCTTCGACGGTGACGACGGCGCGCCAGGCCTGAGTGCCTACCAGGTGGCCGTGGCCAACGGGTTCGCCGGCACTGCACCACAGTGGCTGGCAAGTCTGATCGGCGCCAAGGGTGACAAGGGTGATGCCGGCCCGCCGGGCATTCCGTCCCTGCGCCGCGTGCAGCGCGTGCTCAACACCGATACCGGCTCAGTGGTCTGCGACTGGAGCAGCTACGACGAGATCCGCATCACCCTGACCACCGATACCACGCTGATCATGGAAGGGGCGCTCGATGGGCAGGGCTGCGTGCTGAAGCTGCGCCAGGACGCCGCTGGCACCCATCCGGTGGCCTTCAGCGCCAACGTGCGCTTCAACGCGATGTTCGCCACCTACAACCCCACGATGACGCCGCTCCTGGCCGACCGGGTGGGCTTCGTCTACGATGCCGACGACGATGCGTATGACGTGCACGCCGTGCTCCCAGGAGTCCCGCCGTGATCGAAGAGTATGTCCCGCCATTAACTCCGAATATCTTCTGGGTATTCAAGCAATCCAGCCAACCGTACGACCCGCCGCTTTCGCCCGAGATCATTTTCACCTTCGGCGCTGACGACGACACCGGCGGCCTGGATCGTCGGAAATCCAGTTTCATGATTCTACTTACCCAGTGAGGCACCCATGACCGTCCGTTTCTACCAATCCTCCGATCAAGGCGCGCCCGTGTTGCGCGGCGCCACCCCCGGCGACCTGATCAACCTCCTGGACAAGTGCCTGGTCACTGGCTATGGCAGCAAGCCTGCCGCTGGATGGTCGAAGCCTTTCCAGGGTGCCAACATCGCGGTGTTCAAGCAGGGCGCCGGTTCGAACGGCATGCACCTGCGCGTGGACGACACCAGTGCGCTCAACGGCAATCGGGCTGCGCGCGTGGTCGGTTACGAGACGATGAGCGATGTCGACACCGGCGCACCTTCGCCGTTTCCGAACGCGCAGCAGCAACCGGGTGGCGCCTACTGGTACACCCACTACACCGGCAACATCGCCAATGCGCGCACCTGGCGCATCATCGCGGACGAGATGTTCTTCTACTTCTTCTTGACCACTTATCCAGAAAACAACGACGTCAACGACTATTACCAGGAAAGCTACGCTTTCGGCGACATTGTTCCTTACAAGCCTGGAGACACCACTCACACAGTTCTGCTCGGATACCAGCGCAACTCGTCTAACAGCTCCGAACCGTATCCGTTCGAAGGTCAGTCGTTGAGTGGCGCAATGACTACGACCATTCTCTGCGTGGCCCGCTCGTACACCAACCTCGGAGGTCCCATTCGTTGCGGATGGCACACCGATCACGTCAAAGGTTCATCCAGCTTCGGACAAGGGAATCTCTCCTACCCCCACGGCCCGGACGGCGGACTGTATCTGGCGCCAGTGTGGATGCATGAGCCGCAGGCCAGCCCGTACAGCGTGCGCGGCGTCATGCCTGGCATGTGGGTGCCGTGTCATTTCAACGGCATCCTCGGCGCCTGGCAGACAGTGATCGGTCAAGGGCAAATGGCGGGCAAGACGTTCCTCGTACGCAAGATGGCGAGCGCCAGTGCGCTCTTCGAGATTTCCGACACCTGGGAGCGCTAAACCGTGGCACTGGTGTTCAACCTTCCACTGACGGGGCCTGACGGCTCCGTTTCTATTGTCGATACCTCCGGCAACACGACGTGGCAGGCTAACGGTGACGCGTCGATCCAGGCGAATGCGTTGTACCTGGACGGCTCCGGCGATTACATCAGCACGCCCACTGATGACCGTTTCTACATCGGCTCGGGTACTTTCGAGATTGCGTTCGACTTGAATGTGCTCGCAGTCGATGCCGGCAGCTTCCTGATCATTATCGACCAGTTGAACACCAGCTCATCCCTGAGCAGCTGGCAGGTCTATCTGTACGAAGGGCGGCTCTACTTTCAGGCCTACAGCACCAGCGTTGGCGATCAGACCGTCGTATCAAGCCCGACCAGCATTGCAGACGGCGCGTGGCATGCAGTGATCATTCGCAAGGTCGGCCAGACGGTGAGCCTGTTGATTGACGGCAACCTGGTCGCTTCGGCAAGTGATGGTCGCACCTATGCCCGAGAGCCCTCCTTCGTAATCGGCGCGCGCAGGAATTTCAACAGCACTACGGCCTTTATGTTCCGCGGGCGGTTGCGCAACTTCTCGCTCGATGTGAGCCCCGTGCAGCTGTTGGGCGTGTTCAACCGCAGTAGGGTCTACGTGCAGCCGGTCGGCTGGGACCGACCCATGCGCCGCGGCGACTTCCGCCGCATGGAGTTCTACCCGGTATTCCCGGTCGAGACGAAGCGGGTCGACGGTTTGCGCATCACGCGCGGCGTGCCGCCATGGTGGGGCGCACCTGGATCCACGAGCGTGGTTCCGACGCAGCGCTTGCGCGGCCGGGTGATGCAGCGGGATGCGGATGCGGGCGAGGATTACCCCCTGGCCAATGTGCGCGTCGCGCTGTTCTACCGCCGCCTGCACACCCTCATCGACATCCGGCGTTCCGACATGGACGGCTATGTTGTCTTCGAAAACCTGATGCCCGGCAGTCAGGCCTACTACGCCATCGCATTTGACAACGACGACGGTGTGATGCAGAACGCGGTCATCTGGGACCGACTCACGCCTGAGCCTGGCGCCTAACCCTTCCTCCACTCAAGGATCATCCCCATGCAAAAGCCCCGCTTATCCGAAGCCGACTTCATCCGCGAAGCGCGCGACCTCAACACCGACGTGCCTGCAATCAAAGCGGTCACCAAGGTCGAAGCGCCGCGCGGCGGCTTCCAGGACGATGGCCAGGTCTCGATCCTGTTCGAGCGCCACAAGTTCAGCGAATACACCCAGGGTCGCTTCGACCGCAGCCATCCGGACCTGAGCAACCCAACGCCAGGCGGCTATGGCACCTTCAGCGCGCAGCATGGTCGCCTACAGCGCGCGGTCGTCCTCGATCGCAACGCAGCCCTGATGGCCACCAGCTGGGGACTGTTCCAGATCCTGGGCTCGAACTACCGCGAGGCCGGCTTCAAGTCTCTGCAGGAATTCATCAACGCGATGATCTCCGGCGAGAGCGCGCAGCTGTCGGCCTTCGTCGACTTCATCAAGTCGAATCCGCGCCGATGGAACGCGCTGAAGTCGCACGACTGGGCTACCTTCGCCAAGCTCTACAACGGCAAGAACTACAAGATCAACCAGTACGACGTGAAGCTGGCGGATGCCTACCGCGAGTTCGGGGGCGGGTCGTGAACTGGGATCTGATGAAGCAGCGACTGCGCAACGTGGAGACGCAGTTGTTCGCCTTCACGGATAGCCGCAAGGACGACCGGATCTCCGACAACTTCCGCATCGCGATGAACGTCGGCACCACCCTGCCGACGCGCTTCTTCCTGTCGCTGATGTCGCTGATGATGGGCATGCAGATCCTGTTCGCCAACGGCTCGATGTTTTCCCACGTCGGCTATCAGGTGTTCTTCAAAGCGCTGCCCGCCATCTACTGGGGCGCCGCCTTCGTGATTGCGGGCCTGATGATGTTGTGGCGCTGCGTGGTGCCAGGCGGCTGGATGACCATGGCCTGGATCAGCAACGGCATCACGGTGCTCGTCTGGGGGGCTTTAATCTGGACGCGAGTTGTGGTAACTGGCGGCGAAGGGCTCTTCAGTATCAGCTCGATCGTGTGGATCATGTCTGCATGGTGCATGATACGCACCGGAGCCACCCGTCGTGACCAGGAGACGGCCTGATGGACGTCGAGCTTGAAGCGGCGGTCGATAGCCCGGGGGATATGGGCGCGGGTGTTCCAATTAACCCACCCATCGACCCGCAAACAGGGGCACCCGTGAAACTTGAAGGCGTCGTTTACGGGGCAATCACTGCCCTGCTGATGGGCGGCATCGGCTGGATCTTCCAGCGCCGTACCCGCTCCAGCAACGCGCTGGAGGATACGGTCAATGACACCAACGCCGGCCTGGTCGTCGACCTACGTGCACGCAATGCGCAACTTGAGAAGCAGTCCGCTGATCTGTTCGAGCAACTGCGCTCCAGCACCACCGACCTGATCAAAGCCGAGGCGCTTGCGCAGCGTGCCCAGAATGAGGTCGATAACGTAAACCGTGCGGCGACCATGGCTGCGGAATCAGTACTGCGGATCAGCAACGACATGGCGCAAATGCGTGTGGTCCTTGCGCGGCGCGAGGGCTATATCGTTCGGCTGAAGGAAACTCTTGCCGCAAACAATATCCCCATCCCACCGGAGCCGGAAACGCCATGAGGAAAAGATCGGATGCCACTTTCGACATTGAACGAGCTGCTGGCAAAGGCTCTCACAGCCGCGCAAGGGAAAAGCAATACCGCAGTAGCGGAAAGAATCATGCTGTTCCCAAGCGTTGTCGACGCGCTCGCGAGTTTCGTGAGACGCGAGGAGCTGCAGCTCTCTTCTGTGCGCGAGGTTCGACGCTTGACTCGCGAGCTGTCGAGCGCGCTGCGCGACATCGAGATGGGCCATAACCCGAAAGGGCCTTCGATCGAGCACACCCGTGCCTACTACGCCACCGTGGTCCAGTTGAAAAAGGCGCTCGTAGATGTCGAGCGCTTCACCACACCGGTCACCGGCTTCAGTCCCCTAGGAGTCCAGAATGAACACCCCGATGACCGTAAAGCAAGGTGACAGCGTGCCGTTGAACGGTCGCGTCAAAATCACCGACGACTGCGGTACTGACATCGCCGGCAACGAAGACTTCAGCCTGTGGGAGATCAGCGCACAGCTGCGTGACTCCGCCAACGTGCTGGTGTACGACCTGCAGCCGGTGTTCGTCGAAAAGACCCCCGTCTTCATCGCCGAGATCCCGTCCTCGATCACGCAGGACCTGGTCATCGGCAAGGAATACACCTGGGACTTCCGCTTCAAGGAGCCCAACGGCAGCGTCTCCTCCACGCCCACGCGCCGCCTGCGTGTCCTGGCCGCTGTCTCGGCAACGCCGGCATGAGCGAGATCACCGTAGAGTTCGGCAGCGGTCGCCAGCTCGCGGTCGTCTTCTTCATGGGCGACCAGGAGACGCGCTACAGCTGGGACACCGGCGAGCAGGTCGTGCTGATGCGCTATCTGCGGCAGGGTATCCCGGGCAAGGAAGGCCCACCTGGTCCGCCAGGCGGCGCGCTGATCGAGAAGGTCGCAGGGCAAACCCTGGGCGGCCATCGCGCCGTACGCAGCGCTGGAGAGACGGAGGTCGTGTACGCCGACAATCGCGCGCTGATCGCGGACAACGTCATTGGCATCACCACCGGCGCCGCGACGCAGGGCGAGCGTGTCGACGTCCTCAACAACGCGCCCATCACCGAACCCTCCTGGAACTGGGAACCGGACCAGGCCATCTTCCTTGGCCAGGACGGCATGCTCACCCAGGATGCACCCGAAGACCCGGACGCCGTCACCCTGGCCATTGGCTTCGCCCTGTCCCCCACCGCGGCTATGATCCGCATCGAACCACCCATCTACCCAGAGGATTGACCACATGGCCGCACCCCGTTTCTTAGCCAACATCTCCGGTCGCATTCGCATGCTTGCGACCATCGTCGCTTCGGCCGGCGCTGCCGATGCCGAGAAGGTCCCCAGCACCAACGCCAACGGTTACCTGGATCCGTCGTTGATCAATGCCGCCACCACCGGCGCGGGCAAGGTCCTGCAGCTGCTGCCCGATGGCACGATTGATCCCAGCGCCATGCCCACCGGTATCGGCGCCGACGTCAAGATCCTGCCGGCGTCTGAAGCGCTCGCGGCAAACGACCTGGTCAACGTGTGGAGCGATGCCGGCGTGGCCAAGCTGCGCAAGGCCGATGCCACTGCCGAGGGCAAAGAGGCACACGGCTTCGTCAAGGCCAGCTTCGCGCTGAACGCTCAGGCCTCCATGTACCTGGAAGGCCGCATCTCCGGACTGACCGGACTGACGCCGGGCGCGCGCATGTACCTGTCGGCGGCCACGCCTGGCGCTGCAGCAGCGCTGTCGCCCTCCGCGGCAGGCAACGTGTCCCAGCACATCGGCGATGCGGTGTCGACCACGGAGATCGACTTCGAGAAGGCCGAACCGATCACGGTGGCTTAAATGGCGAATCGTCGGCCCCTAGTGCTGGTTGATGGCCGGCGCAAAGAACTCCCGTTCGTAGACAGCCTGCCCGGTAGCGTCATTGAGGCCTATCAGGGTAGGAACCACATCATCAACGGCGGCTTCGACGTTTGGCAACGTGGACTCAGTGCGACTGCGGTCGGCTATCAGGCTGCCGATCGGTTTGTACATAACGTAGGTGGCAACGCTGCGGCAACGATGAACCGCATCGCGCTGTTGCCCGAAGACTTCCCTGCCGGCGTTTTCTCGCCGAGTGCCGCGTGCCGCATCGTCATCAATTCGAACGGCACGGACACAGTCAACAACTTCATCACGTTGCAGCATCGCGCGGAGAATCTGGCTCGCTTCAGCAACCGACTGCTCCACTATGGCATGTGGGTGCGCGTCAACAACCCAGGCCTGAAGGTCGTGTTCGAAGCGACGGCCGATCCAGGTCCGGGAGGTAATTCGAACGGAGGTGTGAGCAATACGATCGGCGTCAAGACGTTCACCATTGCGCAAGCCAACGTGTGGACTTTCTGCCCGAATCCTTTTCAATTTCCCAGCGTGCGGGGCTTCAGCATCGTGTCGCCGGAGCTGAGCAGCCTACGTTACAACGTCTGGATGAGCGCAGGCACCGCGCACAACTCGCGCAATCAGAATCTCGGTTTTCAACCGGCCAACAGCGTGTTCGATTTTGCGATGATGCAACTGGAATATGGCTCTGCGCCTTCAGCTTTTGAGGTGTTGCCCTACGCACAGCACTACGCGCTTTGTCGTAGGTATGCCCAGGTCTATCGCCCGCCCGGTGGCATGCCGTTTCTGAGTTGCACAGCTCGATTTGCAAACCAGGTTATTGCGCCAATGCCGATCTCTCCGATGCGAATAACTCCTGCAGTTTCCACCTCAGGCACGCTCACTACGGTACTTGCAGGGATTGGCTACAACGCTAGCGCCGTTGTCGGTACGGGCAGCTCACCTGACGCTATCTACCTGGCCTTGACGATTGCGAATGCCACGCCTGGCCACGGGGGCTATTTGTATGCAACGCCCAATAGTGAGTTCTCTATGACCCTTGATGCGGAGATCTGATATGTATCGGCTCACAGACGATCTCAACCGTGTGATCAGAATCAGCGATAACGCGACGATTCCAAAAGGTCACCGATGGTGGGAAGAGTATTTGGAATGGGTAGCGCTCGGTAACACTCCGGTGCCAGCGATAACTGTCAATGTGAGCGCTGCACCCAACACGATCACCATCGCACCGATCACAATGGACGTCTTGGCAACACTCGACCCAGCAGCCTACCCGGGCATGGCGTACGAATTGACAGACGCTCCAGGGAGCCCGGGTGACATTGTTCGTTCCGTTGGAGGCAAGTGGCTGCGCGCCTCCGACAACAGCCCGGTGATGTGACATGGCAGATCAGTCCTTCGTTTCAGATATTCGCGGTTTTGCTCTTTCCGGATCCATGGATGGCCTGACGGTTTCAGCTGGCCCCGGCGTCTGCTACATGAAGGACGGTCGCAGGCTCATCAACAGCACGCTGCTGACCTACACGATCCCGGCGCCGGTGCTGGGGTTCGTGTCCGCCTACGCAGTGCCGGCGCCCACCGGTCGCATGGCGGCGCTGCAGGTGGTCAGTGGCGACCCTGCCGCTGCATACCTGGGCACGGCGCGCCACATGCCGGGCAACGAATTTTCCCGTTATCTCGGCAGCGGCATGATCGTCAACGTGGGCAACCAGCTGCGCCTACGTCCAGGTCGACACCTGCAGGTCCTGCCGCAAGGCAGCATGGTGATGCTGGACATGGCCAGCTCCACCGGCGGCATCCCCTACAACCTGCTCAGCGGCCTGACCGCCAGCACCGTGCAGACGCTGGATCTCAGCGGCATCGTGCCGATCACCTCGCGGTGCGCGCGGATCCAGGTCATGAACGGATCCAACCGGGCGATCTACATCGGCCTGGCGTCGCGCGGCACGGTGAGCAAGACCAACCATCTGTTCGAGGTCCTGCCGGGCGCGTCACCGCTGCTCGATGTGCCGCTGGATCCAAACCGCACCTGCACGTTGGTGCAAACTACCGACTCGCTGCTGGGTCTTCTCGGCGCAATCCTCAGCGGATCCTCCAGGGTCAACTGCGCCGGCTACTACTACGACAGGTAATCCGATGATCACGTGGCTATTCGGTACCGCCATCGGGCGGACCATCTTCACTGCACTGCTGGTGCTCGCCTCATGGTGGGCATTCAGCAGCTACTACCACGCGCAAGGCGTCAAGGACTGCGAGAAGGCGCACCAGGCGGCTGCCGACAAGGCGGTGCTCGCGCAAGAGGCCAAGGGCCGGCCGATCGCGCAGGCTGCCGACAAGGCCAACCAGGCGGCCGTAACCGAAGTGCCGAAGGCGGAAGCCGCGGCGACGGTGCGCATCGAGAAGGTCTACGTCGACCGGGTCAAGACAGTGCCGGCGGTGCCGGGATCCTGCGTGCACCCGGTGGATCCGGCGGTGCAGGCCGAGCTGCAGGCGGCGCTCCAGCGCGCCAACGGCGGTGCCCTGTGAGGCGCCTGCTGCTGATCGTGATCCTGGCCGCGGCGACGGTCGGCTGCGGTACCGGCAACGTCCGACCCGGGACGCCGACCATCGACTGCAGGCAGCCCGCACCGGTGGCTACTGACCCAATGCCGGCCGCTGAGCAGTGGGTGGAGTGGATCCCGCCGAGCACGGCATGGCCGCAGGGCGTCGCCAGGCTCTCGCAGCGGGCCGTTGACTGGATGGTGGGGGTGCTTGCCGACCGAGAGCTGGATCGCCGGCTATGGGTCAACCAGGAGGCCTGCCTGGACGCCTACGAGAAGGCGGGCACCATCCGCCGATAGCCGCAAAGACGAAGCCCCGGGAGACCGGGGCTTTTTCGTTATGAGCCGCGGCCGTAACGCCACTCTTCAATGAAGCGTTCGATCTGCGGGGATGTGAGTTTCCCCCAGTCATGAACGGGAATACCTCGGCTGCGCGCCACGCGGATCGCCCCGCCGGTACCGCCGCCACTTTTGCCGCCAGGCGTCCAGCACACGACCATGTCGACAGGTGTTTCCAGGTCTTTTCCCAGTATCTGGTAGACGTTGCGGCCGTGCAGAAGTCGAGCCTTGTACCCAAGAGTCTGCCATCCGTTGCCTGGGTACAGATTCATCGCCACACGCATTGCGCTCAGGTCGACTTCATTCCGCGGCGAACTATGACCTTCGTAGCCAGGCCATGGCAGGTAGATCTCGCACTCGGCAAGCCGGTAGCGCCGCGCGCCGCGCTCGAACGCCTGATCTGCACCAATGGCCGCACCACTGCGCAGGCACATTCCGTGCGTGCGAGCAAGCACGAAGGCCAGCTTTTCCATTTGCAGCTGCACCCAATGGGGAGTATCGCGCGAACCAATGCCGGCGTAGTAACGCATCAACGGATCTCCGAATAGCGCAGCAGCGCGCGGGTTTTGACTGGATCGCCGCCTTGCTCCAGCAGCGGCACGTCGACGCGTCGATGGCACAGCAGGCGGTACAGCTCATCGTCCAGGGGGAAGTAGGACAGACCGGTGATGTCCGGGAACCACTCGCGTGCGTGACGATCGAGGTCGGCATAGTTGTAGAGCGGATCGCCGATGCGCATCAGGCGCCTGGCCAGCTTCGGCAGCAGGTGGACCATCATGGATCCGGGCACCTGGCGCTCGATTGAGGCTTGCACCTCCACCGGGCTGCGCCACACGTGGTACAGCCGCACGCCGGGCATGCGCCCCACGAGGTAGTCGCGGAACAGCAGGAACGCGGTGTCGGCGATGAACAGACGCGTGCTCTCGTGATAGCGCTTCAGCCAGTCGTCGATGCGGTCGACCAGTTCGCCAGGGTGCGAGCAGTCCTTCAGCGGATCGTGCCACGAGTGGGTGGCGTAGCTGTAGAAGTTGGCCATCCACTGCGATCGGGTGCGCGGCAGGCTCACATAGATGGTGACGCGGCTGTAGTCCTTCATTGGACGAGGGCTTCCTTCGGGAGTGGTGGGCTGCCTGATCTTACGTGGATCGATCCCGGTCGCAACTCGCGCGGCCAGGTGCCAGTCATCAGCGGTGAATCTCATTGCGACGCCGTCCGTTTCTCGCGGTACTTAGGATGGCGTCGCGCATTGCCGGGTTCGCAGATCTCGACCAGGCCCTGCTCGGCGCCCAGGTCGATGTGCGTCTGCGCGATGAAGGTGGTGAGCGAGACACCGAAGTGCTGCGTGTAGAGACGCCGGTAGTCCTGCACGTTCCACGTGACCTCCTCCATCACCGACAGGATGGCCACGAAGTTCTTCGCGCGCGCTGCTTTGCGGATGGTCACATGGTTGGCCATGGTCAGATGTTCTCGGTCAGCTCGCAGTGGCAAAATCGGAACCGTAGCCGTCGTCTTCTTCCCACATGGGGTTTGGCTCACGACCGTCAATGATGTTGAGAATATCGCTCAACACCAGGTCCGGGTCATTCGGCTCGGCAGGAATGCGCATGCATCCGTGGCCAGAGGCGATGCGTTCGATCGCGGCCACGATCCGCGGCCGCATGGCCGCCAGGTCTTCAGTCACTTCACGCAAAGGTACAGCCACGCGCAATACGCCTGGGTCCGCGCAAGAACGCGCAACTTCTTCGCTGTTGAATGCGCATGTCACTCCAGCGGGATAGACGTTGAGCCACAAGGAGATTGTCACAGTTCCACTCCGAATTGCTTGAGGTCGTGTTCGAGACTCTTGGCCTTCTCGTGCCAATAGAGCCCCACCTTTGCCCGCACCTGCGCAACAACTTCTTCGCTTTGAGGGCTTCCGTCGATCCACACACGAACACCTTCCGTTCCAGTGTTATCGCGCGCTTTCGCGAAAAAGTTCTTCGCGGTGGCCAGTTCCATAGCCAGCCTGTTGACGGTTTTGAGATCTTGAATGCGCATGTGTCACCAGTTGTCGGTCAGTTCGAATTCGCCGAAGGCTTTGCGCTGTCCGCGCTTCACCTCGGCAAGCGTTGCCACGTAGGTCTTGCTGTACTGCGATCGGATCTGCAGCTTGGCGAACTTCTGCTGCTGCGCGTTCTGCATCCACACGAACTCCAGGCGCGCGCCAAGCTTGGCCAGGCGGGCTTGGATGTCGTCGATCAGCAAGCCGAGCGTCAGGCTCTCCGGGCGCTTCCGATAGATGGCCTTACGCCTGGTGTTGGTCTGTTGCCAGATCTCCGGCTCGACACCCTTGGCCATGACGTACAGCCGCGGCACGTGGGTCGTGTAGTCGATCGCAAAGCTGCCCTTGCGCACGCGAATCGCGATGTTCCAGGCGTCGATGAAGTCCGGCGTGTTGAGGAACATGTCGACCTTGTCGGCATTGCGCAACAGCACGTTCTGTGAGGGGTCAGTGTTCATCGACATCAGCTTCGGGATAGTCGCGAAGGTTCTGCAGCATGCTCATCAGATTGTCGTCACCTGCGATCATACGAAACAAATTCTCCACGTCCGCGCTACTCAGTCGCACTTCATACTCGTAATTACCGTCATCGCTACGGTTACCGAAACTGATGCGGTTAATGACGTTGCCGCTACTTCCGATTCCGAAACTACCATTGGCGCTACTGCTCAATACCACTTGCGCGCGGCGTGCCCCGCCAACACATGTACGTGTGATCTTCATGGTCAGTTACCCTGCTCTTCGGAAAGCTGCTGGTGCTCGTCGACCACGTCGGTGCCATCCACGACGATCAGTGGATCCACTTCACGCAGCAGTCCGGTCATCACCTTGGTCAGGCCGATCTCATCGTCAGCAAGCTTGCTGTCCTGACGAACTGCCATCACCAGGCGCGCCACGACCCCAGCAAGGCTGTATGCCTGGATGCTGTAGCCGCGCGCGATGAACTTGCGCACACGCAGCAGCGAGCCACCTGCGTCCTCGTTGCGCTGAGGATGGGTGTAGACCAGGCGCCTGGCGGCGAGATCGCGATAGAAGTCATCAGCGATCGTCGAGAACCACTGACCGCCTGCATGCCATATCACTGCCTGACAGACGGTGAAATCGAACGAGTCGATAACTTCGCCTGGAACGTTGAAAAGCCAGCGACGGATGAACTGCACGGGCATTCGCGTGCCGCTGATGACTGTCGTCGCGTTTTCGGTGCGCACGATCCGTCCTTCGCGTTGATCGCACAGCACCTGTGCGGCCAGGTCGAGCACATCGGTGCTGGCGCCGAACAGATCAATGTCGTTCGGCTTGGAACCGGCGATCGTTTCGCGGATGAAACCGCCGCCCAGGTAGATCTGGTGCGACATCATCATCTTGCGGATGTCTTTCGGGATGCGCGCGACCGCGAACTGCAGGTCGTTGGGGTGCAAGCTGCTTGACATGATCAGGCCTTCCTGGAAACGAGGGTGAGGAACCGTGCTTTGGTAGGTGTGTCGAGCTTTGCGGTGTTGACTGTGTAATGAACCTGGCCGCAAGGTCCGATTCCGATTACCTTCAATTTTGGAGAGAACTGGTTACCTTTCTTCGGCACGTAGCTGCAGCCAACAACGATGTCGTCCTCGGTGAGCGGCTTGTGGCGAGACCTGATGCGCTTGGGCTTGGCCAGCTGGTCGACAGCCTTCAACACACGCTCGGCTTCGGCCCCTTCGAGCACCTTGTAGCGGCGCCCGTCGTCCGGGATTGCATTGGCGTCGCCTGACGTGTGAATGTAGTTAACGACTCGCGACTTGCCGAACGCTGCACCGTGCATTTCAATCGTTGGCACTGTTATGTCGTCTTCAATATTTTCAACAACGTAGGCCTTGGTCCAGTCAACCTTGCACTGTGCCGGCGGGGCGCACTGCGGCTTGTACTCGTCACGCACGTCCTTCAGCGGCCGCTGCGCGCGCAGGGAGGCAGGCGGCTGCCACTTCATGCCGTAGAGCCCCATGCCCTGCGCATCGACGAACGGGATGCCCATGACGTGGTGGATGATCGAGTTGGTGATGGCTCCGGAGAGCTCCTGGCGGATCATGTCGGTGGTCCTTATTTGCGATGGCGGGGCTTCGGTCGGAACTGATCCCGATAGAAGCCTTCTGGATTGTGGCGGCCGCGGCGATTCACGTAGTAGAGCGGGCCGCGACGGTTGACGGGCATTTGAACGACTTCGATCACATCCAAAACCATACCTGTGCGGTACCCCTTCCAGTAGGCAACGGTGTCTACGTCGTGCAGCTTTATTCGGGTGATCGGTTTGTTCATAGCGACTTCCCACCTTCCGCTGCGCGCGCTTCCGGCTTGTGGTCCGCGCGCTGCTGGTTGTAAGCCAACTTTTCGATCGCCGCACCGCCAATGTCCAGGTCGAGCGCACCTGCAATGTCGAAGATCCGGATGACCGCGTCGGCCAGTTCGACTTCCAGCATCGAGCGGTGCGGCAGATGATCGTCCATCAGGTTCTTGCGGAAACCTTCCAGGCCTTCGGACACTTCGCTGTGCACCAGTGCCAGCTTGCCGGCGATGAAGTGCTTGCGGTATTGCTCGGGCATGTTGTCGTATTCCGCCCACCATCCGGACAGGCGTGCCAGGTCGTGGCAGTTCTTCTGGATGTAGTGGAAGCCATACAGATCGACCGTAATGGACGGCGCAACAAGTCCCAGGATAGGCGCGATTGCTTCGGCAGCGGCAAGGGTCTCGTCGCTGATGGGAATGACGGGTTTCAGGGGGATGGTCATGTCGGTGTCCTGTTTGGGTGGACCGGCCCGCAGGCCGGTGTGTGAGATGAATCCTAGCGGTATACTTTTCGCCTGTCAACAGGGTAGGCGAATTATTTTTCGCTGAGTCGCTTGAGCTGTCGCATGCTGCCGTGCTCGATGACCCGACGTGCCGACACCAGGGCTGCGCTCTGCAACGCACCGACCGTCGAGGCGTTGTAGAAGGTCATGTCGATGTGGCTTGGATGCAGACCCTTGTCGCTGGCATGTGCGCTGCGTTTGCAGTTGTCACGCGCCACTTGCCAGATCTCCACACTGATGCCGGTCGATCCATGCCAATCCTGCAGCCATTCGGCCTCATCGTTGAAGCGGACGTCGGTGTAGACGAAGCGTCGCTCACCTCGAATGCTCGCGGCCACCACTTTGGCGCTGACCTTTTCGATCCAGTAGGTCGGGTTCTGCGCACGTCGGTACTCGGTACCCCACTGTTGCAGCAGCCGGCGTGGTGAGCGCGACTGCAGCGGATCATGACCGGCATCGATCATGCAACGCACGAACTCACGGTCGTTGCTCGCATCGAAGTGAAGGTAACCGAAGTCGCTCTCCTTCGTGCTGCGCTGCTGCAGCAGGTCGGTGCTGATGCCGAACGCCTCCGCCACTTCGATGTAGAGCGCTTCCGCGAACGACATCTTGGTGAAGCCCAGCTGCGCCACCAGGGCGTCAGCGATGGTGTCTTTGCCGGATCCGGGCAGGCCGGTCAGGCCGATGATGATCAGCTCGCTCATGAGTTTTGCTCCTTCGCCACTGCCGGCTGGGGGTGGGTGGCCAAGTGACTTGCGTGAAGGACGGCATCGCGAAGCTGCCTGATATCAACCGGCACAGCAGCAGGCGCGGACGGGGCGGTGTAGAGCGCACGGACCTGCCGCCCCTCCTCCGGGACATCCGCTATTCGGTCGTGGTCTGACTTGCGTATCGGCGCCCAGCCTGACCACATGCCACGATCCTCGATCCAGAACCGATATTGATACTCGACCGGCTCCACCCCCACTGGCGGGCGGGCGGCGAAGGCGGACAGAGCGGCTCGCAGCTCTTGGAACGCTTCGTAGACCTCGAAAGGAATATCCCCTCTGCGACGTTCAAAAACGCTCAACGCTCTTGCAAGCGCATCAGGTTGCTCGTTCATAGCTCGTCGTCCTCCTCTTCTTCTTCCTGCCTGCGCTTACGCTCCTGCTCGATCCATGCCGACTCGGGCACCTTGAACCACTCCTCGCCGTGCGGCGGGCCGGCGTTGGGCTGCGTCTGGATGACCTTGCCGCTCTTGTTGCTGCGCCACCAGCGATGCATGGCCTCGCGCGCTGCGGTGCGCGGGTGCGGGGTCTGACGGTTCTCCTGCTTGTCGCGCTCCAGGATGGTGTCGAGCTGTGCCTGGCTGACGCACCACACGCGCACGCCGGGGGCCAGGTAGATCTCGTCGTTGATCGTGTCGCGCGGCAGCAGCAGATGGCCCATCTGGCGGGCGTACTCCACGAACTCGACCAGCTTCTCGCTGGTGCCGCCAGGTACGAAGAAGCTGTCGCCGACCTGCATCGATTCGATCTTGCGCTTATGACTCTGCCAGTAGGGGTATGTCGGCATGTTCTCCAGGCCCGGGATAGCGACGTCTTCTTCGACGGTGATGGTGAATGTGTCTTTCATGAGATTCAGGCCTGTGCGTCGACGGGGAACGGGTGGCTCGGCAGCAAGTCCAGTGGCAGATCCTGCTCCAGGTACTTGCGGAACTGCACGAAGCCGTTGAAGTTGGCCTCCATACCGCTCGTCAGCAGCGTGCAGACCGCCTGGTGCTCCATCGGACTGGCGTGCATCGGCTGGGCCGTGGAGAGCTTCTTGAACGTGCTGAGTGCGCGCTTCTCGGGATTGGCCACCTTCGACTCGGCTTCGCTTCCCGCTTCTTCAGGCACGTAGTACGACACCCATGCGCAGCGCGCAGCGCTGATCTGCAAGGAACGCTCCAGGCCCAACTGCATCAGCTCCTGCGAACCGATGTAGGGAATGTGCCAGTCGCCCTCGCGCAGCTGCTGCGGTTCGGAACCGGCAAGCGCCGTGCGCATCAGAATCGCCAGTTCCTGGAACTCCGGCTGTGCGTCGGGATGGCAGCGCAGCAGGAAGAAGTTCTCCCACTCGGTGGCGGTGATCACGCCGTAGGCGTACAGGTAGGGCTCCAGCACACGGTTGGCGAACTGCTTGTGCACGCCCTGCGCCGCCAGCTGCTCGGCGTGACTGGCAGCTTCGACTGCGGCACTGAGCCAGATCGACTCGGCCAGTTCGTGCTGCTCGCCGGACAGCACCTCGCCACCCTGCATGCCGGGCTTGTTGCGCTGGAAGGCGAGCGGTACGAACGGCTGTGTGCGCACCTCGCGAATCAGCTTCTCCACCGGCACGGCACGGCTGCTGCGGTAGTTGCGGCTCAGCGCGCGGTGGGTGTTGATCTCGGCCAGGATCATGCGCGGGGCCACGATCTCGAAGGTGGTGATGCGCGGACCATGGACGCTGCGCGAGTCCTGGATGATCTTTGCGGATGTGCGGCTCATGTCGGTTCCTTGGGTTTGGGGATGTGCTTCAGGTCCGCGTCGGCGTGGACCTGTATGTGTGTTCCGTCGTCGCGATCAAGGGTGTGGATGTAGAAGCCGCCTGCCGCCAGCTTGAACTCGCCGCTTTGCAGGCCCATTGCGATCCGCATCAACGAATCGACCAGGTTGTCACGTGCACGATCGGTGTCGTTGTTGATGGTCACGCTCATGGACTGTCGGACGCCGCTCACAGCTCGTCGTCCTCGTCGACCGCAGCAGCGACTGCGGCATTCGCGCCGTCGTTCTCTGCCCAGAATGCTGATGCGTGCTGGGGAGACGCCTTCGCAACACCAGGTGCGCCGCAGATCCACATGGCCGTGCATGCGATCTTGGCCTGGTGGATCGCATCATGGTCGGCACGATGCTTGATCCCCTGGAACTTCAGGATGCGCTTGTCGAAGTCAGCCAGTGCACACAACGTGTTCAAGTCGCGTGCCAGCCAGTATTTGAAGTGCGGCTGTTCACCTGCCACTGCAATGGCATGGGTGATCGCCGCCAGGTCGAAGTGCGAAGGTCCGGCCCAGATCTCCAGGTCACCCTCGCTCACGCTGTAGGTGTTGAACGCACGTGCGATCTCTTCGATCGTGCCGATGTGCTCTGAGCCGAACAGGTCGTCTGCGGCGGCACCCTGGCCGAGCCACCAGCGCAGCGTCGAGTCCTGCACATGGAACTCGGGGCGATTCAGCACGCTGTTGATGTCGACGACCCGATAGAACGGATTACCCATCTCACCGGTGTTGCGGTTGAACATGGTCGCGCCGATCGACAGGATTGCGGCGGTACCGCGCACCGAAAGACTCTCGATGTCGACGCTGATGTCGGTGTAGTTGGACTTCTTTTTAACCACGAGACATGACTCCATTGATGAGCAGTTGAAGGGTGTTGCGCAACTTGTGGGCACGCGAGGCATGCATGCGCGCAATCATCGCGTCACGCAGCGCAACGGTGTTGCCCACGTCGGCGAACAGGCTGGCGCACTTTGCATGTTGTTCTGCACGCTGCAGGCGACGCCTGGTGACTTCCAGGGCATGGGCAATTTCCGCGGGAGGAACCCAGCGGCACTGGAGGGAGTAGATGTCAGAGTTCACCATCGTCTTCTTCCTCGTCGGCATCAGGATCTGCGTCCGCAAGCGCGTACACCTTGCGTCGGTTCGTCTCTTCTTCTTCCAGGCGCTCGATGTGTCCGAGGTAGACGTCCTCGTCGATCTCGCAGCACAACGCGCCATCTGCGGTGTTGAACATGGTCTCGACATCCGCTGCGGTATCCGTGGTGCACACCGAATCGGATTCAGCGTGATACCAGTAGCGCTTGACGTCTTCGCCCCATCCAGTTTGACCAGTACCCGGATCCTCGGCGTCGACCTTGGTTTCTTCCGCACCCTCAGCCTTCAGCAGGTTGACCATGACCACGCGCAACTCTTCGAGCAGATCGCCGATGGCCCGCATGTAGATCAGGAAGGATGCTGCGAACGTCTCGGCGTCGTTGCTCTCGTCCACGCCTTCCAGCTGCGCGGCCAGGTCGTAGAGCTTGAAGCCGCTGATCACGCCCTTGGAGTTGATCTTGAACTCGCTGTCCTCCTTGAACGAGAGCGACATCTCCATCGGACGGAAGCCGTCCTGGCGCAGACGCGAGACCGTGTCGCTATACAGCTCGATGTTCTTGACCGTCACCACACGGTCGGCACCCTTGAACTTGGCACTGGCTGCAGCGTGGAAGCGCTCTTCCACCAGCTCGCCATCGTCCAGGATCGCATTCAGCATCGGCGGGATCAACTGCTCGCGCAGCAGCGGCACATAGCCGAACGCGATGTCGAACGCCTTGCGCAAGAGCGTTACAACGTCCTCGACGATGCGTGCACTGGTGCTGGCGATGATCAGATAGCCGCCGTTCTTGCTGCCGCCGGCACGCATCAGGCACACCGGGATCTGCGTCTCGCGGATGAATGCCTGCGGCAACAGATCAGCCTCGACGCCATCGCGGATCTGCGACTTCTCGCGGCGCGACAGGTTCCGACCTCCGGCTTCTTCCAGGCGCTTGACACGCGCATCGACGGCCTTGCGAATCACCTTGCCCGGCAGAATGCGCTCGCGCTTCTCGATCACGATCATGGTAGTGCCGGCCGCGGCGTATGAGTCGCCTTCAAATGCGCCGGTGACAGTGGCGATGCCCATGCTGTGCCATTGCGTCACGTCTGGATCGTGTGCACGGAACTGGTCATCGAGGTTGTCCATGCTGTCGAAGCAGGCGTCGATCGTGGAGAACGCTTCCTGCTCCAGCAATAGGGTGGTGAAGGACTTGATCATGCCGGTGCTCCGGGGTGAATTTCAGCATTGGGGAAGACGATGACTTCCAAGTCGCGATCGAACTTGCGCAGCACGCCGTCATAGACACGCACGGCGGTCAATCGCGCGGCTTCCACTGGCGCGCTGGTCATCAGGAAGTAGTGACCGTCGTGAATGAACAGCGATCCGAAATCCACCACCATAAGAGACCTGGTGTTATCAGGGAAACTGCGTTCTGCGATCTTCATCAGGCGATCCTCGTGACGACGGCGAACAACAGCACGTCGCCGCCGGTGGTGAACGTGTTGGCACGTTCGGTGATGTACTCGTGGCCGGTGCGTGTCTTTGCGCGGTGCATGGCAGAGCCGATGATGCGCTGCATGCGTGCGAGGTGATCGTTGATCTGCTGCCGACCGGTCTGATCCATGTCCAGGCGCAAGGTGTCGGAGATGGACTGGCCCACGTCCAAGGCCGCGATGCGGTTAGGCAGCGAGCCAGTGTTGATGTTGGCGATGGTCTGCAGTTGTGCGGCATCAAGCTGATTGACCGGGGGATTTCCCGGTTTGCCCTTGCGCGATGCCGGAGTTGCCTTTGCCTGCTTCTTGGGTGCCATGCGATGGATCTCTTGAGTGGGATTGCGAGGGTGCAGTTGTAAAGCAATGCTTATTGCCTGTCAACATGCGAGGGGAAAAGCATTCCTGATCAGGTTCAGCTGGGTCCGTCAAGTAAGCGCCGCCGCAGATCCGGCTGACCTTTTGAAGTAAGCGGGCTCGGGCAAACGAGCGCTGGCCGAGATCTCGCTGGGTCGTTCAAGTAAGCGTTGGGGAACCGCGACGTTGCCGAAGTAAGGCCCACCGCGTGTGAGGGTGGCGCCGTAGCGCGCGCTGCAGCGCCAGGCTGGACGGCGACAGCGCCAGGCGCGCATGCGGTGCGCCCGTTCGTATCTATAGCGACGCGCTGCGCAATGGTTAATGCGTTCAGAAAAAGATTGATGTTTTTCGCGCTACCCCCTTGCAATGCTTTTTGCATACCGGCAATCTATGTCCATCGGCCGGGCACACCGCCAGGCCGCACAACGGAGATACGCAACATGTCTTTCAGCCGCCATGAAAACCGCTTAGTTCGTTCGGAGTCGCAGGCTAATATCGACTGGGCTGCACCCGAAAGCCGCCAGCCGGTGCAGCGCGTTGCGCCTGTCAAGGTGCGCATGCGTCCCGCACAGCGCGCACCCTTCACCGTCGTTGACCTTTACCACGCTGTGCGCCTGCCGCTGGCTGGCGTGCTGTGCGTCGTCGCCGTCATCATGTGGGTGGCGTGATGGAAGTCAACGAACTTGAGATTTTCCGGATCGCTCAAGCGTTTTGCACCGCGATGGTTTGGGCCGACGGCGAAGAGGGCACACGCCCGCGCGTTCCCAAAGAAACACAGATCGCCGCGCAGCAGTACGTGCATGCGTTCGTTACGGCTTTCCCGCAGCTGTCGCGCGCTGCACTGGACAGCAAAGACTATGGATGGTGGCAGGGGGAGCACAACACATATAGCGCGTTCGGCCACGACCTGTATCTGACCGCAGCCGGCCACGGCGCAGGCTTTGCCGACCGTGAGGAGCTAGGCGATACCGCGTTGCAGCTGGATGAGGCCTTGTGGGCAAACGGCGCATGGCAGCGCTGGGAAGTTAGTGTTTACCAGTCGCGCGGCTGGATGTATCTAGAGTAACGGGCGACCTGAAATTTCTGCAATTATTTTCGCATTGCCTATTGCAAGGCATTTTGCATACCGCTAGACTAGCCACACACCAACCAACACGGAGTCACCGACATGACCATTTCGTTATCCCAAGCGTTCGCCCAGTGGCAGCAGGCCAACACCGAATTCGGTGTCGATATGGCCGACAGAGTTGCGCTCGCCGAATCGTGGAACGATTACACCGATTCGCTTTGCAAAGATGGCGAGCTGTTGGAACTGCAGTACCACTACGCGCCGGCCTATGATGAGAGCATGCCGGTCAGCCAGTTCGACGACTTGGCCGATGATCGCGAGTTCATCATTGATGCAATGGGCGTGACCATCTCCGCTCAGTTCGTCCCCTTTTCCCAGTCGCGCAACAAGGGCGATAAGCTGCCCTCACTGAACTGGAAAGTCACGCTCAAGTTGCGTGACAAAGAAGTCATTACGACCGATTACATGCAGGGCAGCGCACATTGCCCGACTTATAAGAAGCCGGTGAAGCTTGCCAGTGGTGCGCGTGATACGCACATGACCGAAAAGGCGATTGCGTCCGAATGCGAAAGTGGCCGCCGGTACAACGACAAGCGCACCATGATCGAGCCGCCTAGCGTGGTTGACGTGATGTATTGCCTTTTGTCCGATGCGCGCGCGCTTGACTGCCGGGACTTTGAATACTGGTGCAGTGATTACGGTTACGACTCCGACAGCATCAAGGCCAAAGCCGCTTACGACTATTGCGTTACTGAGGGGCTGAAGCTGCGCTCCGCATTCGGTGCCGACCGTTTCTACCAGTTGCAAGAATTGTTTGGGGATATGTGATGAGCATCATCGACACCGAAACTCCGATGGGTGCGGCACGGTATGTGCGCCGCGAGCGCTATGCATTTCCTGGAGGGTACGCACTGGCTTTGCTCACTACCGACGGAGGGCTGCTCTGCCCGGATTGCGTAAGCAGTGAATTTCGTCAAGTATCTTGGGAGCACCGAAACAAAACCAACGGCGGTTTCCGTCCTTCGGGTCTGGTATGTGGCGCGGACACCGATGTGGAAATGCGCTGCGACCATTGCGGCAAAGTGATGCAGCAGGAATCGGAGGAACTGGAATGAAAAACCGTATCTACATTCAGTACGGCAGCAGCGGTACGCCGATGGCGACCACGCTTGAGACCCGCGTTCCCGCTTCCTACATTCGCAGTGACAAGTGGACCACAATCACCCGCGAGGACGGCGCACGTTTTCAAGTGTTGCGCAACGCCCCAAGCCGCCCGCACGACGGCCTGCGCCGGTCAATGAGCTACTCCGTTACTTCGCTCCAAGCACCCTACGGTTGGCTGGTGTGCGCGACCGTGCAGCAGCTTACCCATGCGATACGCAACTGGTCGGAGGTGGTGGCATGACGCACGCCGAACTGTCCAAGCTCCTCGCAGCAGCACTGCGCGATTGCGTTAGCGCGATGAACAACCCCAGCATGGCCGGAGACCCGGATAAAGCCTACAGGGCCGCCGGGCCTAGACGATTGCGATAACGCGCAGTCACTGGAAACCGCGCAATACATTGTCGACCTACATAATTCCAGTTTGGAGAAACAGCGATGAACGACATGACCACTATCACCTACGACGGCTTAACCTTTCGAGTCACCAAAGAGCACGACGCCGATGTGTGCGCGCCGTGGGAGTGGGAGGCCGGCCACGGTCCGGTGCGTGAGAGCGGCCACGGTCCGCGTCGCCCTAAGCGTGGCGGCGAGCTGCGGCTAGGTTCCTGGTCGCTGTACGACTTCGCCGCAGCATGCAAGATTGCGTTGCGCGATGGTTGGAACGGTTGCCGCAATCGCGAAGAAGCCGCGCAGGCCGCGCGTGCGGACTACGACAATATGCAGGCGTGGTGCAATGATGAATGGTCGTACATCGGCGTGGTGGTGACACTGCTGGACGTGGACGGCAACGAGACCGACGCGCAGCAATCAATATGGGGTGTGCACGATGCCGGCACTTACGCCGATACCTTGGCGCAGGAACTGGCGCAGGAACTGGCGCAGGAACTGGCGCAGGAACTGGCGCAGGATTGCGCGAGAGAGATTGCCGACCGTATCGACTACACCGAATCCGGCACTCGTTACACCCGTGGTGCGCGCAGCTGGATCATCAGCCGCGAGACGGGGGAAGTGACATGACGCACGCCGAACTGTCCAAGGTCCTCTGGCTGGCGCTCACGCAAGCCGCCGCGCATCTCATTACCAACACGCCTTGCAGCTATGACGAGCTGCCCGACTGCATCACCGATGCGCTGAAGCAATACGACAACACGTCGCAGCCTGCCCGCCGTAATCGCCGCGAGGCACAACGCGCCCGGCTGTGTGTCGATGCGTTGGCGGGGCTGACCGATGCACAGGTCGGAACAATAGGAGGCCGCATGCAACATGCGTTGAAATGTCATGCGGCTGAGGCTATCACCATGAATATCGAAATTACGCAATACACGTTGCAGGTTGAGCCGGTGGGCGCGCAGCGCGCTAGGTACGTGCCAAGCTGCGGCAAGCGTCGGACGGGGCTTGTCGGCATAAAAGGGGATGAGGCATGAATACCATTCCGATGATCAAGGGTGCCCAGTTGCAGGCCAACACGTGCGGCCGCACCGCCTGCGCCCTGGACGCTGCCAAGTTCTGGCAGTCACGCATGACGGTGGGCGGCAAGGTAGCGCCAGTGCCGCAGCTGGTGGACCTGCGCGAGCTGGCGAAGGCGGTGCGCTCATGATTGACTGGACAATCAATGTCTGGCATGCCGGGCACGGTCAGTGGTCGTTCGCGGCTGGCACTGTTAGTGGTGTCGGATGCATAAGCCGTGCGCAGGCGCAGCACGAAGCCGAAACGCTCGTTAAAAAAGCAAAACGACGGATTAAGCGGCGGCGTTCCGTAGCGCCTAAGCTGACGGAATGTCCGCTGCCTAATAAGCCCCACATAGTCTTTGATACGGACGTAAACAGGTGGGTAGTTAGGACGCACGGGCGCCAGTTTGTGAAAGCCGCCTTGACGCATGTTGCCAAGCTCAACGCGCAGCTGGCAAAGGCGGTGCGCCGTGGATAAGAAACCGCGTGGCAGACCTCCCGGTTCCACGCCATACACGCTGTTCCTGCGGACCGCTGAGCCCGGCGATACGTTCATCTTGACCGACAGCGCTTGTGGTCGCGTCGATGCAGCCGCCGCGCTCACGGCTCGCCGGATCGGCGTCAAGGTCGTCACTTCCAAGGGCGTGGCGGTCTACGGTCGCGAGGCCGTCAACGTTGTGCGGGTGACGGTGGTGCAGCATGTCTAAGCAAACGCAATGCCCGTTGCCGGGCAAGCCGCATATCTGCAAGCGCGAGGGCCGGTGGTGTGTAGCCCCTAACGCCTGCCCTATTGACGGCGATGTCTACGTGGCTGCACTGGGCCACGTGGCAATGCGTAACGGCGAGCGCGAAATGACCGCAGTACGTGTAGGCGGTGTGCGCTACCCCAATGCTTGGGACGGCCTGGCCGCTATGGGTGTGCCGGCTAAGCGTAGGGGCGATGTTCTGCGCAAGCTACGCTCGTGGGGCTATGTGCGGTGGGTGACATCGCACAACAGCCTAGCCAACTGGCGCGAGCGGCGCATTGAGTGGTGCTTGTGAATACTTACACCACGCAGCAATGCCCGATGCCGCAACCCACCGATGCGGTGATTCCGATCACGCATGCAACTTTCGCCATGGTCGTTGTCGCGCTGCTGGCATGGTGCCTGCGCGGGGCGGCCGAACATAGGACACACCGCAATGACTAAGCCACTCGACAAGCCTTGCATTTACAAAGTGCCCGGCAGCTCGCACATCTGGATATGCACCACGCTGCGGGATGGCGCTAAGCGTGACCAGTGGGGCCAGCCCATGCACGACGTGACCGACTACAGCGGTATCGGCATGACGCCTGCGGCTGCGTGGTCAGACTGGCGCGTGTGGGCTGGACGTGGATCGATGCGGCTGGCGGTGTCCAATGGATAAGCGCATTCGTGAATTCGATCCAAGCGCGCAGCCGCCACACAGCACCAGCGCCGACACGGTGGCCGTTGTGCTGGTGGTGCTGGCATGGTCGCTGGTACTGGGGGCCGTGGTCGCGGGCATCGTGCACCGCTACGGCTGGGCACTCACACTGGGCGCCGGCGCAGCGGTTGTGCTGCGTGCCCTCACTGCAATGGCGAGGGGATGACCATGCGTGATCCATGGATCGATGCAGCCGCCCACGGCGTGGCCTATCTGCTGGTGGGCCTGTTCGTGGTGGCGCTGATCGCCGTGAGTCTGGCCATTGCGGCATGCGCCCTGGTGTGGTGGGTGCTGCGCAGGTTGGCCCCCATCGTGTGGACCTTTTGCGCCCTGGTACTGGTTGGCCTGGTGCTGACGGCCGGCTGCCTGGTGTTGCATGGGGCGGGAGTCTGGTAAGAAACAAAAGAAAGTGACCACGTAGGGGTAGGTGGTAGAAAACGCGAATATTTGACAGGGCTGGACGGGTGACCGTCTGGCCCTTTCGCGTTTCTGACGTTGGGCCGTAATGCGATGGGTGAATGCATGAGGCCTGCCCCTATGTGGGGTGTGTCGTGGGTCGGATGGATGGATGCATGGGCTGCACTGGGCGACTGGTGCGGCCCTTTGTCGTTTGTGGGCGGATGGGGGTGTGATGGTGCGTGCTCCTGTATGGCGATATGAGGGGCATTGGGTGTTACCCGCTACCCGCGTTCACCTTGACCCCTGCGCGGGCCGTGTGGGGCTGCTGGCGCGGTCTGAGCGGGGGTGTGAGGTCTTGGGGTCGATGGGTCCCTCCCCGAGCCTTTTTGGGCGGGGCGGGGGCGCTGAGC